GTAGTCTCCTGTCGCTGACGATGCCCCTTTGTATCCTGTCGCTGACGATGCCCCGTAGTCTCCTGTCGCTGACGATGCCCCGTAGTATCCTGTCGCTGACGATGCCCCGTGCGGTTCATCAGAACCCGCTTCTTTCTTCACTCTTTCCGTAGTGTATTCAATAGCTGCTTTTACTAATCCCGCAATATTGATCTGCGCTCCAATTTTAATTTTAGTAGATGCAACTTTTGTATCTGAATTCTTTTTTTCGGAAAACTCCCCGCCCTGTTCAACCTCGTGGTAAACACTGCAATTAGGAGAATAATAGCTAAAGCAATCTAATGGATACTTGCAAGCATGAAATCCCGAATCACATATATTTGCCTGTTTTTCTTCATACGCTTCTCCTTCCTTATATTGAAAACCACGGCAAGTCATATCTTCGTTAAATCCCTTGTAAGATTTGATTTTGTTCTCCATCTTATTTTTCCTCGCTTTCTTTGACAATTGTGTATTTAAATCTGCCCTTTCCGGAATTATGCCACTGGCCAATTCCGTTTAATTCTCCGTAATCAAGCCACGATTTAAGATTCTTTGCAAAGGTATCCTCCAGACATTTGATTGTAAATTCAATTACTGTTCCGGCTGGCGCTGCTTCTGAATTTGCCAATGCGACCCTTTCTCCCTGTGCGGTCTGTGCTCTAAGCGGTCTCTGGCAATCGGTTAATCCCGCTCCCTCTGGAAACTGTAAAAGAATTTTTCTTGGAAATACAAATACCAGATTATCAATTTTGGTTTTGTATGCCGGTATCTTTTTTACATAATTAAAGGCTTTTGCCGCATTTTTAAGAAATCCCTTAATCTGATAATCATATAAAAACGGATTTCCTTCTCCATCTTTCGGAAAAATAGTTTTTCCTTTTTCGATCACTGCATCGACGCCAATGGATTCAATCTCCTCTTCTCTAGAAGGAGCATCTGGCGCTTTGCTTGCAATAAATTCTGCATGAATTTCCTTATCATTATTTGCACTTCCTAACAATTCTTCGATAAACTCTGCTCTGATTTTTAATTCTTTCATTTCTGTTTCTCCTTTTCTTAAATACTTAATATTTTTCATTTCTGCTCAGCACATTTCTTTTACTTGCATTTCCGATGCATTTCCATGCATTTGACTGCTTATCTTTGCCCTTGCTTTACCGTACAAGCCTGCGCTGCTCCCTTTCACCACGTCTTATTTCATTTCCACACCATTCCTTGTCTTTTCTGAACTTCGCAGTACTGGGCTACTCCCATGCATTTCCACGTTATACCCTACTATGCCATCGCTCCGCTCTGCATACCTAGCACTACTTCACTCTGCCATTTCATTGCAGTACAATCAACTCTGCTCATTTCCACACAATTCCGCTACTGTGCGACACTGTGCTTCTCATTTCCAATCCTTTACTTCTCTTTACATAAATGTGCTAAACTGTGTAAATCCATTGCGAATCAACACTTTACTACTCTTCGCTGTTCCAACGCCTTATAATTCGATTCGATACCTTTCCCGTTGCTTTTCGGTTTTAGATTTAGAATTTAATTACCGATAATGTAGTGTTGTCATTTCTCTCTAAAAGAATCAGCTGCCCTTCTATATCTGGTACCCTATCTGAATCAAGACTTTCGCTATCATCAACAAAAATAGGGATATTTAATCCGTTCATTTTCTGTAAACCTTTAACAAGATCTATTTCACAAAGAATCCTATCTCCATGATTCAACCCTTTGAAATAGTTAATTCCATCCACAACCATCTTGCACGTTTCTACCGGATTTCCCTCAATGGTATATTCCAAAAATTCAAATTCAAAGTGATTAAAATATTGGTTTATTTCATCCGCCAAAGCTTTATTCTTTTCGATTGAAAAGTTAAGAACCGAATCTATCTTTTGTTCAAGATTGGCTTCTACCTGGGATAGTTCTCTTAATTCCGCATTAAGCGTGTCAAGCTGATTTTTTTTATCTTTTTCAGCCTTTTCGGACGCCTCAATCTGTCCCTTAAATAAGGCAATACTTTCAATGATGATTTCTTTTGCTTCAGATATTTTTTTTCTGGTGTCAGTTTTAGACATTTCAATAAGTGCTTTTTTCTTGTTATCTATCTGGTTATTAATAGATATAACTTCATCATTTCCGGTCAAATTAGCATGCGGCGGAACAGCGTCCAGTTCCTTCCGGGTTTCCGCAATTTCTTTTTTGCTATTTTTAATGGCCTCATCCAGTTTTGGAACTTTTCCTTCCAAGTCAGAAAATTCTTTCTTAAATGATTTCAGATTTGCCGCTGCCTTATTGCCTGCCAAAGTAATCCGACTTAAATTTTCTTTTTTGTCTGACTCAAACTTCTGTTTGAGCATTTTCTGCGCATCTATACGGTTTTTTTTGCTGCTTTCCCATTTTTCTCTGGCTCTTTCTTTCATTTCATCCGGAAATTCCTGCCCGCAAGTTGGACAAATGCAAGAGCTTTCATCGAATTCTTCCGCTTTAATCCTTTTTAATTCACTTTCGTCAAATTCCTGCTTCCTAACTTCAACATAATCTTTTCTAGCTTTCTCCAGAGTTTTCTGAGCGCTCTCTATCTCCTGCTTTAATTCTTCCATCCTGCTTTCAATAGCTTTTTTCTCAGTTTCAAAATTAGTTTTGCACTTTTCGAAACCGTTTAATTCTTCCCTGACAGCCATTCTTTTCGCAATCAGTTTATTTTCTTCTCCCGAAACAATATCCTGCTTTCTCTTTTGCAATTCTAAAATTTCAGAATTTAGTTTGTCAGATGCCTCTAATGCATTATTTAACCGCGTTTCTTTCTCTTTCAGCTCTTCTAGCTGTTTTTCGGCTTCCTCTTTTTGCTTTCGCAAAGAATCCACATCAACTTTTACAAGCTCTCTGCCCTGTTCGTATTTGATTTCTGTATTTTTTGCTGCTACTTTCTTTTTCTGCTCATTCAGTTGCTTTCTAAATTTTGAAAGAACATCTTCCACTTTATGCCCTTCCAGAAGCTCTGCAACATCTGTATATTGAGGGTTTTGAGCAATAAATTTCTCGACTTTAAAACCAGATAATCGCTCCAAAAGTTTTCTTGCTTCGTTTGTGTTTTTTTGTAAAATATTCAAAAACGGGACAGGATTGCTACACATAAGAAGTGTATCCGGGGTCGTGATATTTTCAGAAATCCATTCGACAAAGGCTCTATTGCTGACAGAATAGCCGTCGACTTCAATTTTTGTTTCATTTCCAGAAAAGACCTCTTCTGTTTTCCCTCTAGGCTTTTTCCATTTCTGACGTGTAGTTTTCTGAATTGTGTGCTCTTTCCCGTCAATATCAAGGACAATCCTTCTCACTACATCCACTTTGGGGATTTCCTGTCCATTCTCTTTCCTACGAATTTCATCCGGCTCTTTTCCACTCGCCATCTTTCCGGTAATTGTGTCAAAATATCCGTCCATAAGAGTTGTTTTTCCAACTCGATTTTTTCCAATAATTTTGCTCCTTTTAAATATTGGAGTTTTTACTTCCGAAAAATTTTTATAATTTTCCAGTTCAATTTCTTTTACTAATACTTCCTTCAACTTTAGGCTCCTTTCTTCTTTGCATCTTCTATTTTCATTAATCCAGATAATGAAATCTCATAAAACGTATGGGGAGCATCATTTTTTGTTCCTTGTCTGCTTTGCAATCTTCCCTTTCCGCAAACTCTAGTTTTTTCTGGCAAATTACGAGCAAATTCTGCGATTCCATTCCAACAAATACATGGAAGGAAATCTGCTCTGTTAAATTTTCTCGCCGCAATCACAGACATATACGTCACACCCACTCCTTTTCCTGTTGTATGGAATTTAGGAGTTAAATACAAACTTCCACATACAGAACATCTGTTTTTATACGTTTCTTCCGAAACTTTCCACATTTCCTGACAGAATACGAAAGATTTAACTTTTCCTCCTTCTTTTCTTGACTGGAATCTTCCTGCCAACTCCACAAACATTCCTTTTTCAATCCGAATCATATTATCTACAATCTTATTCGGGATAACCAATGGGATTACATCACATACTCCGCTTAATCGTTTGATAATGATTGATGTTTTAAAAAAACTTTCTGAATTAGTTTTGTGACTAAATTCTAATGGCTTTTCAATTTTTCCAGCTAATCTCACTTCGTTTGTGTCTTCCAAATTTACTGGAATTACATTACTCATCACTTTTGCCTCCTTCCCAGTCAATTAATTGGTTTAATCTGCTCATGCAACGAATATATCCATCTTCCGCCTTTTTGTCGTCTTGAAATTCGCCTTTAAACGGAATGTGGAATTCCTCCACTTTTTCTTCCACTGCATCTTTCGTTAAAATGCGAACTACTGTAACATCTCCGAATAACAATGAGACGTAATGCCCAGCATTTTGCGCCGCGTCCACTTTGTAAAGAACTTCTGCCAAATCCTTAATGTTAATCATTCCCCAACCTCTCAATTAAAACAAAAATATTATTGGGCGCATACTTTTTATCGCCCCGCCAAGGGTCATTGTGCGCAAGCACATTCATCCAACTAGCCGCAATCCATATTTCAAATAAAATACACGCCACAATAATTATATTTCCTGCTACTTTCCACGCTTTCTTTTTAAAATTCTGCATAATGTTTCTCCTATTAGTGCTCCGATTGCTATGCCCGAAAATATTCTTAACATCTTAATTTTTTTCTCCTGTTCTTTGATGATTTCAGAGGCAACTCCTCCATCTTTTTCCTTCTCTTTCAAACATCTTGCAATTTCCTGTATCATTTCATCCCAAGTTTTTTTATCTTCCATGACTCCTCCTATGGTGTTGCTAATTAATAAAAAATATGTTAAAATCTTCATAATTAGCATTTATTCGTGTGGCACGAATTCAAAATTAGCCTTTCCACACTGAAATTGGCAATTTAACGCATCTGCCAGTGAAACGATGTTGATTAAGGATGGCTCATAATCCCCTTTTTCGTATTTATAGAGCGTGCAGGCGCATATTCCTACTTTTTCCGCAAGTTGTGCCTGCGTCCATCCCTTTCCTAGCCTTGCTTTCTTTAAGGCTTCTGCAAATGTCGGACTCATTTTCCTTCCTCAACTACATCATTCATTTTTTTGATAGAATCCATCAAATTCTCAAAAGCTTCTCTCTGTTTTGTGTTATCCAGATTTATTGTAGACTCTTTCACTTTAAATCTTCTTGTTCTTCCAGCGATTGCAACGCAAGTCACAGTAAAACCAATAACCGCTCCAAAAAACATTCCTACTCCAAACGCAACAATTATGTCTATGTACATCCCTAATCCTCCAAAATCTCAACAAATTCAATTTTATTTTTGTTGAGATTCAACATCGTCGTTTTCTCAAAATATGCATTTATCTCCTCAAAGGAAGAAAATAAAACTGGGAAGGCTGTTTTATAATGAAGTAACTCTCTTCCATCTTTTGGGTTGATAAGCTTTCCATCTACAACATTGTAAATGCGACCTGTTTCAAATCCGCAGCATCCCTTGATACACACAACCTTTCCGTTGTAAACTTTTCCTTTTCCTTTCCCTTTGATATCCTGCAATCTTTCAAAAGCTAGCTTTGCACCAGTATCAAAATTAAAATCGTCTACTGGATTGTATCTCGCAATTCCCTTACATTTTGTGGCCTTGTCCAGAGCGATTATATTGTTCCCATCTCGATAAATGATAATTTCTTCTCTGGAAACAAGTTTTAATTCATCCGCTTTGAAGTAATAGCAGTCTTCCTGATGCTCAAAAGCGAGTACGTAACGGTACTGGTACTGCTTATCTGGCACTGTGACATCCTCCCCCACCTGTAGAGGTTGGGGCTTCCCACCTCGGCAAGTTTGGTTCTCGTTCGATAACACTTCTGTGCTAAGCATAAGCGAGCTATCCCCGTGTGTCCCACGGTTGTGTTATATTGTTTAAGGTCATCCTATTACCAGCCGCATTCCTATAACACTGCAAATCTCTGCTGGCAATTTGCTTCCTGAATCTCTAACTTTGTATTTGTCGAAGGTGTCCAAGAATCTACATAATCAACAGCTTCTTCATATCTCTTACGAGGGATATTATTTCGGCTGTTAACTTTGAATCTGTCCTGTAGATCTCGATTACATTCGGAAAACACTTTCTTGCTCATACAGTGATAAGCTTCTGTATTTTTACCGCCAAGTGCATCCAGTACAACCCGGTTAACATGTTTTCTCAAAGTCTGTTGCTGCCCATAGTCGATAACCATATTCTGCTCCAAATTTTCAATTCTGGATTCGTGGTCACTAAATCCTGTGGCAAGAAGTTTAATCTGTTCCGCTGGCGAGGTTGGCACTTTATACCCTCCCGTTTTTCTGATAGATGGAAGAACCTCTTTGGTTACCCAGCGTTTGAATCGTGTTGCAGACTCTAACTTGCTTCCAAATATTAAAGAGTACAGTCCTGACTCATTAATAATGGTCATTTTCTGTTTTCCACCAGGGGTCATCATTTCAGTGACCCCCTTATCTTCAACATCGACATGATTTGCAATTGCGTTTGCTAATGACTTTCCTTTTCCATAACCAAGGGATGTAGCTACATCCTTCCCGACAAACCACGGTTCACCCTCAATTACCATCGTGCGAACCTCTCCAAATTCTTCATTTGTAAAAACTGTTAAATCCAACATTTCACTCCTCCTTTCTATTGAGTTTTTCAAGTAATCTCCTTATAATTGCAAATACAGGTGTAAAATACCGAGTAATTTGAAAGGAGATATATTCTTGGTCTTATTGCCTTATCTGGATGGTTTCTTCCGTTCTGGCGAAAAAGTGTCCCAAACCACTATTTTCGTTTGTAATAATTGTGGTTCTAAAAGAACCGTAAAATCTGGAAAAACCATTCCAAAGTGTTCAAAGTGTAACGATTATACTTATTGGTTCAAAATCGTGACACATTGATTACTCTCAATATCTGCAAACATCGTTTCTGGATGATATTCGTCTCTTAAATCACTGTTTTCATAATCTACGGATTCTATCTGGAAACAGATGTTTGCACCACTTTGAGTATTAAATACTTTTAAATACTTCTTTCCATCTTTTGAGAAACACATCAGACGTGTTTTATCTGGTATCTTCACAACTCTTACTGGAAAGAAATGTCGAAATAATCTTTTAAGCATTATTGTCCTCCACGTCAGGCAGGTAAAGATTTCGCTTCTTTATCTTTTGCGGCAAACTTATTTGTAAAGTAAATCTGCCCTTTTCCTGTTACTTTGGTGGTTTTGCTTATGTGTGTCGAGCCATCTGGCTTCGTAATGCTGGTTTCCTTAATCTCGAAAAGTCCCATTTCCATAGATTTTTGCGTTGGCATATTGTAATCTGAGCCTTTTCTTTTGATTAAGTATCCTTTCTCACGCATCCATGCAAACAGTTTGTTCTGCCCAATGTCAGCTCCGTTCTGTTTGAGAATCTTAGCCAGTTCTCCGACAAGTATTGAAGTTTTACTCGTAGCCACGGCATCTGCAAAAACTTCTTTCGGTTTCATGCGGCGGTTATCTGCCAGCAATGCCGCATTATCAGATTTCAATGACTCAATAGTTTTGTCAGCCATCTTTAATGCTCTGGCAAATATTTGCTCTGGTGTGTTCCAGGCTTTTTCAAGGTCAAGAAAATATTGACGAATCTGTTTTCCTTCTGGCGTCCTCTGAATCATGCAAATCTGTTTCGCCATATCTACAGAAATTTGATAATCTGTTATATCTCTCTTTACCTTACGCACTCCTTCTATTTGAACTTGCTCAATTTTGAGTAAGTTGAAATCTATGCCATTTTGAAAGCCGTATTCGCACATTCTTGAAAACCAATCATTAAATTTTGTTTTAATATTCAGCGATTCGTGCAAATCTCTTGCGGAAACAGTCGGCTGCTCCGCATCATAGTTGATAGGAATCAAAGTTTCCATTTACTCGCCTTCTTTCTTATCTTTAGATTCCTGATTCTTGTTGTTAACCATTGCTTCGCCCATACCGAGTAAATAACCCTTATTAAATTCGGACATATTAGGGATTGCCTTTGTTATCGTTTCGAGAATCTGTTTCTCTTTTTCTGACATTTTTCTCACCTCGCTTTTGTTGTTATTTGCTTTGTTTTTTTGTTGTCTGTGTGACTATTATAGGTTATTTATACAACAATGTCAATACCTTTTTTGTTGTTTTTATCACCTTTTGTTGTTTTTGTGACTTTTTTCTATTGATTTTTGTTTTCTAATGATGTACAATATTAGCAAGAAAAGAGGTGAACAAGAGTTGAATGAAAGATTAAAGAAATTAAGAAAAACTTTAGACTTGACCCAACAAGCATTTTCCGATAAATTGGGAGTAAAACGCAATACAGTTGGGCAATGGGAAATTGGGCGTAACGAGCCCAGTGACGCAATTATTTTTTCTATTTGCCGAGAATTCAATGTCAATGAAGAATGGCTACGAACTGGAAACGGCGAAATGTTTATCGAATTAACAAGAGATGAACAGATTGAACGTTTTGTTGGCGATACACTAAAAAGCGAAGATGATTCTTTTAAGAAGAAGTTTATTTCGATGCTTGCGGCATTAGACGAATCCGACTGGGAAGTTCTACAGAAAATGGTAGAATTGTTACAACAAAATAAAAAGGACTGATTACTTCAGTCCTAATAAAGCCTTGATGTGTACGCAGATGAGTTTTAGACAACGCTCATCTGCCATGTCAAGCATTTTTATAATTTCTTTTTTATAGTCCATGTAACCCCTCCTAATGTGCTTCAAACCTTTTGTTATATTATATGTTGTGCCCGCCATATTTATACACTTATAATGTACGTTTTTAAGAAGATTTAAAACACAAATATTATCAAACACTCTACTTTACTTTTTGCTCTTATATGTACCTTTTGCAATCTAAAATAATAATATTTCATGCAATTATTTTTTAATAAATTTGTATTCTATTTATTTCCTTTATGTTTTGTTGTATAATAAGACAAATACTTATAAATTATAAATTCACAAAAGGAAAGGAAAGAAATTTATGAAAACTTGGAAATTGGTATCTGGAATTATCTCTATTGTATTGTTTTTCCTTGTGGCATTTCAATCTTGCGCTGCTGGAATCTCTAATTCACTAGAAGAAAATGGAGAAGTTGGCGGTACTGCCGGAATGTTTGTAGCCTTTATGTTATTAGCTGGCGGTATTGTTTCGATTGCTACACGAAAAGGTAGCAAAGGCGGAAACATCGCGCTAATTGTTTTATTCCTTCTGGGCGCAATCGCCGGATTCACCTTAGGTGGAAGTTATAGTGACTTGGCAATCTGGTCTGGCTGGTGCTTGATTTGCGGCGGTCTGGCAGTCGTTTCTTTGATATTTTCAAACGAATCCAAATAATTATTATTTCTTTGCATGTAAAAAGAGCAGCTCATCCGCTGCTCTTTTCTTTTTTTGTAGTCAGCTTTCTGACTAAATACGCATTTTTCACTATACTTACTAAAAAAATCACGCATGGAGGTTTCCAGAAACCTCCCCTCTTATAGGATATAACATGGTTTATAGTGCAAATACCTTCGGATTTCACTAAAAAATATGCATTTTTGTGCAAAAAACCTACTCCAAGACTGGTTTTCGCATATCTGAAACCTTCTGAGGCACCTTTTTTCTTACAAACACTTAGTCTTCTTTTTCTTCTCGTTTATTTTGCCAAATCTTTTTTGATATTTTTTACATTTTATTATTAAAATACATATTTTTGTGTGAAAAAAATATAATTAAATACATATTATTTCGATTTTATTTGAATTAATTAGCATCTTGATGTATTATTTTATAAAGGGAGGAAGATTATTTCGTGTATTACGAACCAAACAGAAAAGGGGACCAAAAAATGATTGTATTAGATATAAGGACGGACAACTTCTATTCTTTTAAAGATTTTCACATGAATATGTCCTATCCTAAAAAAATTGTTAATTCGTACATTTCAGATGAGTATTTGATGGAACGACCAAATTTCAGATACAAAAAGATTAATATTCTTTTAGGTGCAAACGCTTCCGGAAAAACCTCCGTTGGTAAAATGTTGATGGATATTTTTAACTTTATAGACAAAAAACAATATACCACTATTGTACAAAAAATAAATAATCCTAAAAAAGAAGCTTATTTTTCAATGGATTTTATAACTTCTGGTTTCAAAATGTATAGAATTAATGCAATATTTTCACCTCTAAGAGTTGAAAAATATACCGCTGAAAATGTTAAGGTATGTATACGAGAAGTACCTATTACTTTAAAAGACAGTTATGAAACTTGTGCTGAAAAAATTTCAAACCAAAAGTGTAGTTACGATAATAATTTTGTACAGGAATTAGAAAAAGTAACTGATTTATCATGGTTATTTGAATATCCATCAGATTCTTCAATAGTCAACACCGATTCAAACCAGAATGTAGATCTTTATATTAGAGTCTTGCAGAATATATTACATACATTGGATCCATCTATTGAAAAAGTAGAAAAAATAGCTCAGGTAGAAAATGCTTTTGTTATTCGCATGAAAAATAAAGATATTGTTATGCAGGATGGTGAAGTTATCAATAAAGATATCCTCTCTAGCGGCACAAAAGAAGGAATTGCCATTGCCAGCGTGCTTACTTCAATACTTGGAAGAGAATGTAGTTTTTATTATTGTGACGAAAAATTTTCTTATATTAATAGCGATGTGGAAAAAGCTATTCTAACTGTTATGATTAACAGTATACGGCAAAACGAACAGCTATTTTTCACTACACACAATAATGATATTTTAGATCTTCCTCTCCCAAAACATTCTTTCTCTTTTTTGAAAAAAGAATTTTATGAAGATGATTTTGTTATTACATGTGTAAGTGCCTCTAAATATTTAAAGCGAGCTGCTGATTCATTACACAACGCAGTTGATAATGATTTATTTTCGATTGCCCCTAATTTAGATTCAATCTACCAGCTCCTAGACTTTATACATAATTAAAATTTTAGCACAAAAGATTTTTAGTAAATACGAAAGAAGGGCATTATGGGGAATAAAAATTATCATTATTTTGTTGAAGGCGAAGATGAAAAGAAGCTATTAAGTGTATTGAAGACAGATATGCAATTAATTCTTCCCGGGAAAATAGAACATTTTAATATCATCCAAGAAAAAATTACCAAACCTCGTCTTATGACTATAAAAAGTGGTACAACTATTGTTTTAGTTTTTGATACAGATGTTGGAGATTCTAAAATTCTAAATGAAAATATTCGTTTTTTAGAAAAGCAAAGCACAATCAGAAAGGTTTTATGTATAACCCAAGTTAAAAATTTAGAAGATGAATTTAAACGTAGTTGCAATATAAAACAAATTAAGGAGCTTACTGGAAGTAAATCAAATAAAGATTTCAAAGCAGATTTAATAAAAGAAAAAAATCTATCCAAAAAGTTATCTGCCAAAAACTTTAATTTTAAAAAATTTTGGAATACCGTTCCAACTGGTAACTTTCAATCCATTCATAATGATGCTTCTAAAATAAAAAAAGCATAAAAATCTAAAATAAGAATATACTTGAATTATCTGACCCAATATGATGTATTGAAGTCAGAAAAGAGTAAATGATGATATCATTTATGCACCAAAAACCCCTCGGTACCGCTAATACCGAGGGGTTTTATTTTGGGCTTGGTTGCCGTTTGTTTTACTTCCTTTTCCTCGAAAAACCGCCTGCGATACTTGAACACAAGCACAAGATGATAGTATAGTAAGAATACTAAATGTGCGTTATTATCTCAATTTTTTATTATCCGACTAAAGATACTATACCATAATCAGGATGCTCTATCAAGCAGGTAGCAGACGCAATTCATCTCCCACCTCAGAGGTCGGAGTCTTCTTGCTAGAAAAGGATAAAGTCACTCCCATAATGCTATCGAAACAAAAAATGCGAGAATACACGCTATTAAACATAGCCATATAGGGTAAGTTGTGCGAGCCTTTATTATTTTTCTAATTTCAGGATTTACTAGTACGCCACCTAGAACCATTGATAGGCCTGAAAAGAATCCATTCGGAGTCAATGCTACACCTATGAAGATGTATACCCCTGACACACCCCAAAACAGGATTTCAAATAGTATGTTTAATGCCTTACATGCCTTTTCGGATATTTTTGCCGTTTCGTCTTGTTCGACAGCAACACCTTTTGTTGTTATTGTCTCTGGCTCTCGTTTCTGCCACTCAAAATGTGTGTAATCATGCTCACATCGAGATAATGTAGACTCTCACGAGTTCTACTTACTGCTTCTTTGTGTATGCTTTTGACTGACCAAAATCATATCTACTCACAAGTTCTTGTACACTCCACAGTCATAAATTCCCGAAATAGCCTTCGGTACATACTTACATCTGCTTTTTTATGCAGTTTTGTAAGTCCTGGCATCTCTCAGATTCAGGGCGGCATTGAAATCCCTGTCTTCCACATAACCACATCCGCATCGGTAGATTCTGTCTGAAAGTTTTAACTCTTTCTTAATGCAGCCACAACAGTGGCATTTTTTTGAAGAGGGATACCATCTGTCCACTATCCGGAGTTCGATTCCCTTTTCCGTGCATTTCGCCTGAAGTTTCCTTCTAAACTCATAAAATTTCTGTGATGCAACTGCTTTAGAAAGATGTTGGTTCTTCATCATCCCTTTTACATTCAGATCTTCTATGGTTATATAAGATGGCTTGGTTTTCACTATCTCAGCGATGATCTTATTCATGTAATCCGTACGGATATTATGTATCCTGTGATGAAGTTTCTGTACCTTACGCTTTTGTTTTTGTATATTTACTTTTTGAGTGGTCTCTCCTTTCTTTGAATCTTCATATTTACGGGAGAGTCTCCTCTGTTCCCGTATCAGTTGTTTTTCTAACTTTCTTATTCTTGCTGACCTGTTAATATTCTTATAGCTCCTTCCATTGGAAACAACGGCAAACTCCTTTAAACCAAGATCAATACCAATGCCTTCATGAAACGATTCTGCAGCCCTGCTGTCTGGAACTTCTACCAGTGCAGAAACATAAAATCTTCCGGCTTTCATTGAGACAGTACCACTTTTGATTATATATCCATCTTTCGTTGTTGGAATGTATCCTTTTTCTTTTATACGTACCCAGCCTAACGATGGAATATGAATCCGGTGTCTCTCACAGCGGCAATCCTTTGGATTATTTCTTACAAAATACATCTTGACATCCGATCTCCCTTTCTTTTTAAACCGGGGAAAGGCAGCCTTATGATCAAAGAATTTCTTAAACGCTGTCTGTGCATGGTTTACTGCCTGTGTTACTGCCTTGGAATACGCTTCTTTAATCCACATCTTGTCAGGATTATCTGAAAGAAACTCATTGTTAAGCCAAAGTCTGAATTTGTTACTGCTCATAAACTTCTCGCCTTTATCATAAAGTTCTTTATTGTGAGAAAGATAGAAATTATAGATAAACCGGCAGGTTCCTATTGTCTTACAAATCCTGGCTCTCTGTTCTTCTGATGGGTTAATCTCCGTTTTGAAGCTCTTTAGCAATCTCTCCATCCCTTTCTATCTGCATTTTCTAGTTTCACGAGCTGGTTTTCGTTCATTTTGGAAATGAGTTTTCTGGTTTTGCTGTCCGAAATGCCCAAACACCGTCCTACATCGTATGGATTGAATAAGATTCGCTCTTCAAACTCAAAAACCTCAATGTTATGTCCTTCGAAATTCATATAATTATTCATTCTGTACCCCTTTATGCCTCATGTTTTTCTTTGCCATAATTGTACCACGGATATAGCGAAAATTATAATTCTTTTTTGCAAATATATAAAAAGATGGCTTGTTTGCTTCGCCTGCATATGTTAGACTGTTAAATATCAAGAATGGCAAGGAAGAAACACATGAGATTATTAATAGACGAAAAGGATTTGGCTTTGTTGTTAGAAAAGAAAAGAGATTTCGTAGGAAACAAAGTTACAGCTGACACCATAATTGCAGGCATATCTTTTTTACTTTCGGTATTCACAGCAAGTTATGAAGATATATTGGGTATTCCAGGAATGGTTTTAAAAACTGTTTTTTGTTTTATCGGGATTATCTATTGTTTAGAAATTACGCAAGACATCTTATCTAGAATAAAAAATAAATACAATCACGAAGTTTTGTTTCAAGATATTGAACGTTTGAATATGATCCAGCACAATCATTCCCTGGTAGTAATCAAAGACGCAGTCTCTAATCGCTATCTCGTCTATTACGACGAAAGATGGGATTGCAAGTTGTTTCTAAATTATAAAACGCAGGATAGAAATAATGAATCTGCTTTAAAGGAACAGGTTGCGGCAGATTTAGGACTGGATAGCACGAATTTACTTTTTGACTATATAGCATCCAGAGTGCAAGAAAAATATTCTGTCAGCCACGGCGAAATGAGAATATACAATCACCGATTATACGAAATACATTGTTGCGATTTCCCAGAAAAGTTCAAGGAGAACAATTTTGTAATTAACGGTAAGCAATACTACTGGATGTCCATACCGGAAATGGAGAAAGACAAAAATATCCAAGAAAAGAATTTGGAAGTTGTTGATTTTGTAAAAGAATATATTAAATAATGGTTATAGGGCAGGAATTGATTTCCTGTCTTTTTAACGTATGCAAGACATGGCAAAAATTTACCATTTATTTATATATGGCTTTATTGTTTTGTATGGTATAATAGTATCGAATTAACATAGGGAGGTAAAAATTATGAAAAGAAATTTGTTAATTTTGTTAACCTTTTTAATGCTGCTCCCAGTTGGAGTATCTGCACGAAGTATCGACTATACTTGCGACCACGACTGGAGCGAATGGCACATTTACGCTCCAAGTTGCGGTTACGAAGGTTGGAAGAAGCGATGGTGTTATAACTGTAATGAAGAACAGACAATTTACATTCCGGCAACAGGAAAACATGTCTGGACAGAATGGGAAACCAATCGCGAACCCGATTGTTTGAACGCAGGGGAAAAGGAACGACATTGTAAAGAGTGTTACACTACGGAATATAAAACGATTCCTAGAAATTCCAACGGTCACTCATGGGGAAGATGGTGGGGTAAAAAATCCGCTACTATATTTGCCGCTGGTTTGCAGGAACGAGAATGTTATATCTGTGGTCGCAAGCAGTCTAAGAAAATCCCAAAACTTAAAGCAACCGTTAGATTTTCGAAAAAAACTTACACTATGAAAAGAAACTATTGGTTAAGCCCTAGAATTTACTATAAAATCGGTGATTCTGTAAAAACTTTTAAGAGTAGCAACAAAAAAGTTGCGACCGTAACTAAGAAAGGCATTATCACAGCAAAGAAGAAAGGCACTACCAAGATCACTGTTATTACCAAAGCCGGAGCAAAGGCAACGTGTAAAATTAAAGTTAAATAATTGCTATTTCAGCCGGGTATTATTTTTCCCGGCTATTTTATTATTGACTTTTAGCCGTGCAAATGATATGATTTAAATATAAAAAAAGGAGGTGATATTGATGGCAAGAACAGGAAGGCCACGGGTTAATAAGGAATCAAGAGACATTAAATTGACTTTTCGTTTTTCTCAATCGGAAAAAGACAAAATTGGTGAGGTCGCTGCGAAGATTGGTATTTCCAGAACCAATGCCGTTTTGAAAGGGATAGAGCTTTTAGAACAGCAGCTTGATGATTAATCATTAATTCAAACATTTATTTTTTTCTACATTTCAGATTATCTCCCGAATTTAAGGGAATCATTACACTTTCAGAATACCGTGGGAATCTCCACATTTTACCATTTTAAAATTTAATATTTAAGAAAGGAATGTGTTTATAATGCATAATCCATTGCGCTATGAGTTTCCTGCGCCAATAAAAGATTACAGGAAATATTATGAAAGATGTATGGGCGAACCGATACCGCCTGGTTTTGAAGTACATCATTTAGATCTTGACCGTTCAAACAATCACATCGAGAATCTTATTGCTATTCCCCAAGATTTGCACCGAAAATTTCACCTTTTATTAGGTGAATTACAAAGACTATCTTCTGATGACACTTGGTGTTTTGAATCACTATTTAAAGTTGGTGGGAATTTTGATTTTTCTTGGAACGAAATCACTCGGGTTTTGAAATCTTTTTTGCCTGTTGCGGAAGAAATTTCTTTCTACGTCCGAAACAAAGAAGTTAAAATTCAAGAAATGGCAATAAAACAATATTATAGCAGGGAGGATATATAAATGACTGTACTTGAAAATTTTGAAAATAATCCGGTAATTATTTCTGAAAAATTTATTCATGACCGAGAACTTTCTTTGAAAGCTCGAGGCATTTATTTTACTTTACTTGCCCTAAAAGAGTCTGATAGACGATTAGGAAAACTTATTAAGACGTCTGTAGAAAGTAAGACCGCTATTCGGTCAGGTGTCTTAGAATTAGAATCTGCTGGGTACATTTCTATGCTAAATGGAAAGATTACTGTTTTGGAGGTGGATGATAATGCCAATTTATAGAGTTGAAAAATCAAATAATTTTACTACCATATCCAATTATCCTTTTAGAGATAGCGAGCTTTCCATGAAAGGCAGAGGGTTATTAGCAACAGTTTTAACATTGCCGGACAATTGGAAATTCAGCATTGCTGGGCTTGTTTCTATACTTAAAGAAAATAAAACTGCCATAAAGACCGCCCTAAAAGAATTGCAGGATAAAGGATATTTAACGATAATTAAAATTCCTCCAACTAAAGAAAATGGTGGAAAATTTTTATATGAATATTCTTTTTATGAAATTCCAGCTCTTAAAAACAGAAAAAATACCAAAAATCAAGACACACATTCTCTAGGTACAGAAACCCTATCGCTAGAACCATCAGACCTAGAACCACTGACCCAATTAAATACTAATATATTAAATACTGATATATCAAATACTAAAGGTATTAATAATAATGCTCCATTTAAAAATGGAGAACAAAAATGCACCACTTCTAAAGAAGATGGTGGACGGTATTCTCCTTTTCAGGAGAAAGAAGTCCACTATAGTAATAATAGTAATGGAAGGACTGATTATACTAACGTTGAATTGCATGATTATTTAGTTCAGAATGTATATAACAATATGCAGCCAGATGGCTATTATCAAACAACGCCCGATAATGAAACTGTATTTTTGCCAGCCGATTTTGACCGTAGAGGGATTCTCTTAGATATTGTCGAATATTTCTATGCCAAATATAATTCAATATATGATATGAAGCACCCTATACTGTCATACGGAGCTTTTGCACGAATCATTGACAATTACCTCATGCCACCGAAAATAATGCAGGATAACGAGGTCTACGGCTTTGAGACATACCGTCAAATGATTGATATATATTTCAGTATTGAGTTTGGCAAGTCTGGAAATTCTGAATATGGAACTGTGAAACCGATAAATAAATACATTTCCCATTTTATGTCAAATGGCATCAGGGAGAATATTTATCGAAGATTAATTGATAAACAAATTTAGGATGTGATTTATAGATGAACAAAACCAGAAAAAATTTGCAAAAGATACAAAATGAATTGAATCACGCTTATAAGCATATTGAAATTGCGTTAGGTGAGCTGTCCGAAATAAAAGGATTGCCTCCGGCATTACAGGAAGACATGGTTCGCTTTGACATTGGAAAATTGGCATCGTTGATAAATTGGGTGGATATTACAATGGATGAGTTAGATAAAATTAAACATAGAAACAAATAACAATCAGGAGAGATAATATGAAAATAGTTAAAATTTCAGAACTGGAAGGCGCTTCTAGATACGGAACCTGTAATAAATGTGGGGCAAGTTCCAAAAACGATAAAAACATGATTCGAATAAGCCCCGAAAACGGTAGTTCTATTTGCCTGTGCAAAGAATGTGCATTAGAATTATTAAAAGATTTAAAGCGATTGTATGAACCAGATGAGATTTCACGAGTCTCAAAAGAGGAAAAGGTTTATATTAATTACGGACGCACCGAATTTAAAAAACAGTTATTTTACCCTGTGGAGAATCGGGCAGGATTTCCAAAGCCAGAAGGAGGTTTGTGGGCTTCTGACATTAATGCAGAGTATGGTTGGAAAGACTGGTGCAGAGATGAAAATTTCAGGGAATGCAACATTGAAAACAGCTTTAAATTTAAGTTGTCAGATTCCGCAAGGATTTTAGAGATTAATTCAGTTAAAGACTTGGAAGATTTACCTCTTGTTTCCGGAACCAAACTTGAGGGTAACCCTTATTTTTGCATCCCTTTAGATTTTGAAAAAATATGTAAAAATTACGATGCAATAGAATTTACCATTAGCAATGATTGGAGATTATATTATTCGTTATATGGCTGGGATTGTGACAGTATTCTAATTATGAATCCCGACATCATACTTCCTTTGAACGGTGGTGAGGACTCATGACAAATCTCGACAAAATGAAGGAGGATATAATAGAGCAAATAAAAGAAATGGGCGTTGAAGAATTTGAAAGTTTGCTAAATTATTGTAATTCTTTCAATGTTGATGAAGACGGTATTTTTAACTGTGAAAATCTTTTTACCTGCAAGGCTTGTCGAGAATTCTTTGGGTATTGCGGAGAAGAAAATCACGATGCGGGATATAATTGTTTAGGGCAGTTCGAAAAGTATGCCAGAATGGAGGCAACGAAGCGAAAAAGTTGTTAACTAAATGCCCTTTTTGCGCTTCAAGTTTGTATTATGATAACGCGTGCTATCACGGGCTGGCAAAGGAATGAAAGATAACTGAAAGCTTAGCTGTACCACTCCTCAGATTGCAAAAGAAAAGGATAAATTTTATTATGAACTTTTGCAAATACAAAAAGAGGGGCAGATGCCCCTCTTTTGTTCGGCTACAATTGTAACCAACGATTGCTCACGGATATAAGTTGTCATATTTTCTTTGTTATGTCAACGGGTCATTTTCTTACAAGCTGCCAGGCACTTATTTCCGAACTTTCCGTTGACAGGCAGTCCACATTGCTTCTGCAATTTCTTTGTGGCATCCCGTGTGAGATAGCCATAAACTCCGTCATCATCAAGTTTTGTTCCTAATGCCCAGTTTAAAAGGCATTGTACTCTTCTGATTTGTGTTTTGTAATTTTTAAGTGTTTTCTTTCCATCACCCTGTTGGTAATACTGACGTGCGTCTGGAAATGCCGGATATTCCCCTGTATAATGCTGTTTTGAATGCGTAGCAGGCTTTTTGCCGGATTCTTTTTCTATAGAGGTACAAAACCATGCCTCGTCCTTTTTAGTGCCTGTAATGCGGTTTAAATCGAGTTTTCCAGAAATTCCTGGGCAAGTTCCATTTTCAGTAAACTGATGCAGCTCCGCAGTTTTATGAGGGGAATATTTGGTATAATATCTTCCGTCATTTTTTCCATATCTTGCTTCCCAAAAAGCGCAATTTTTAGGCTTCTTTTCAATGATGTCTTTGTATCGGTTATAATCTGCATACATGCAATAAAACATTGTTTTGTATCCTAGGGAATTGATATAATCAAACGCTTTCTTTACGCTGTATGACGAATTTTTCTGCTCTACGTCAAGAATATAGCCCACGAAATAATCTCCGATAATATTTTTGCAGGTTTTTACCATAAATTTTGCCTGTTCCAACTCGTTTCCCGGTTTTAAAAATGTGTATAACCAATACGGAATTTTCTTTTCCTCACATTTTTTTACAATGTTTTTCAATTTGGTGTCAATATAAGTTATTCCTTCCGTTGCTTTTGTAATCAAAAAAGGACACTTGTTTTTAACAGTGTCCCAATTTGTTACGGTTTCCCAATGTGAAATGTCTGGGTAATAAAGTTTTGCCATAGATTTTCCTCCGTAATTATTTTATTACAATGACGCCTCTGTACTTCTCATTTGTACATTTGCGAGCATTTTCTTTTGATGCGGTTGTTGTGTTTTTTGCTCCGTCTGAAAAGCGCCATATTTTTCCCGTCTTTGAATCCCTTAAAAGAACTACCGTATGAATCGGGTTGCCCTCCTCGAACAAAATCATATGTCCTTTTTTCAGATGTGCTTCGATTCTGTCATTACTCATGCTTTTGTGATAGACTGCTGGCTTCCCTGGGCAGATCCGGTTGATTCCCTTAACGATTTCCGCCAATGGATACTTTGCACCACATTTCAGTTTTCTTCGAGCGTACCGCAATGTCTGCTGCATATTTTTCTTAACGCCCTTATAGCGTAAAGCCATATAAAAAGCGACAAGGCTACAACCATGTCGCTTAATAAAATCCGTTTTAAAATTATGCTGTGAAGGGATCGGGATAATCCGGCCGTTGTCTAAGATAACCCTCCACGGAAATCGCTTTTTTGTTTTTTTATCCTTATTTGCTACTATTTTCATTCAGATCACCCTTGCAAATTTCTACTTTACTCCACCGGCCGTGATATTTTCCAAATACGGGACGGATGCGGATGTAATAATTTTGATGAATATGTGTGCACGGTTCGTCATTTAAGCTGCACGCGTATTCCCTCGTTGCACTACCCCAGTTTGGACCACCTTTCTGATTATGCACATCTTTTTTAAATTTTTTATCCGGCGAAATCTGATGCTCGTACCCTGTCACGTTTTCCAAATGCGTCCATTTATACATAAATTTTCGTTCATTTTTTCCAATTGTGTTGTAGCTGATAGAAATTTTTATCGGCTTATGTACCTTTGCACGTAGAAAATTTTTATAATTTTCTACAATTTGTGTTCGTCCTGGCTGTTTAGCAGATACGCTAACCGGAAATAATAGACATATAGCCAATGCTGCATACAGAAAAACATTTTTTACTTTCATTTTATAATTCTTCCTTTCTGATTTTATTGATTATCATGTTGCCTTTGAATAGATGCCCTTTACATACATATATTTCAAAAGAACGTTAAGCAAGTTTCCCGTCCCAATCAAGGGCAAACACCTGTATATCCATCATTGTTACATTTACAGATATTCTATCTACAGGAGTAATCCGAAAATCAACAGTATCGTTTGCGGCCAAATCTAACAAGATGGTAGTCATAAAAGTACTTGTATAATTACCATTTGTGCAATAATTAGATGTGTTCATAGCCGATCTGGAGTTATTAATGTATGTGGCAACCTCTACTCTTTTGTTTGCCGTTCCAGAATTAATGCCTAATCGGAGTTGAAAAGCATATAGACCGGTTTTATTAATTTCAATCTGACTGCTCGTATTTTTAGTATACAAAGAACTTAAAGTGCCATTACCCACACTGGTAAACGAAGGTAACAATGTATAAGTTCCGTTTGTTGAACTTGAAGAAATGGTACTGTTTCCATAACCGTGAACGACTGATTTTGATTGTTTTCTTTTGCCTTTGATATATTTCGCAATATTTGCCATTGTAATTCTTTTCATAGTTGTGCTTCCGATAATAAGATTGTCAGAATCAGATGCACTGGTTTGTTCAGCTAAATCTTTGATTAATTGGACGATACCGGAAAAAGTTGCCATTTTATTGCTCCTCTAAATGGTTCTTTTGAATAAAAGTTTGAATCGCTCTAATGTGATTAATTAATTCGTTATCAATAGCAACAAAATTGCCTTTGTTATTCTGGCTTATTAAATTTCCAGAAGAATCCAACTCCGAATAAGTGAATGCAATTCTATCTCCTTCTCCTGTTGTTAAATGCGTAAACGATGTTAATTTTTTCATTCAAAAACCTCCAATTCTTTATAAAAATTATTTACCATTTCTGCTGCTTCCGATGCATAATCTATGTCGACAAAATCATCCTCTTCTTCATCAAAAATTTCCATTCTCTCAGACGAAAAATCATTTTGCCTTGCTTTTAATTCCCAAGCAAATTTAAGATTTGGGGTACCATTTATTTCGAAATAATTACTATTTTTTTCTTGTACCCAAATGTCTCCTTTTCCCTCTTTTTGTAAGAATACTTGATACTCAATTTCAGTAGTAATTGTTTCAGAAAAAATATCATCTAACATAATAATACATTTCCCAGAATCATCCAAAATTGCTTCACCTATATCTCCGAACATCGGAGAAGGCATTTCGTAGCAGTATAGACTACGTACGGCATAGTTATCTGTGTTTACTACTCGCTTTTTGGTTCCTGATGCTGTAAGATTTTTCGTCGTTATGCCAACAGGCTCTATCCTCGTAATATTACCATTGTCCGTATTTGCAACCTGTAAACCATTTCTAGTTAGTACGCTAAGTCTATGTCCACTTGCCGCTGTATATGCTGGCGTTCCGTTATCTGTAGAAATTAATAATTCTGATTTAAAAGATATATCTCCGCTAGAAGTAATTTCTGTACTTCCCACTTTTAAATTTCCACTTTTATCCACTTTAAAATTCGTTCCTAAAGCGCACGAACCATCTGGATTTAAAGTAGTGCTTCCAAACTGCGCTTTCCCGTTGGAAAACAAAATAAAAGCTGATGAAAACGGGCCACTACCTGTCTTTTTTTGGCACGATAGCACAAACGTTCCGGATGGGTTACTTGCAAGAGGTGGTTGAAAATAAACTCTATAAGTTGTATCTCCTGATACCACGTCTTTATAAATTGCAGTATCATTTACCACCCAGTCTCCAATTTTGGCCATCTTAGTAACGAATTTTCCGGCATCTAAATCCCAATAATTGTTTTTCCTTTTGTCTGCCAGCATTCCCGTAACAAGATATGTTGCATTGACATAAAGTTCGTTTCCGGACATATAGATTCCTTTAGCGGCACCGTTATTGGTAAGAATATTAAACACTTCCGTTTGACTCAAGTTATCTATGTCAACCACTACTGCTACGGATTGCATATCAATTAATTGTGAAGTTCCGCCAGCTGCATAAAGTTTGCAGCGAATTGCAGAAACATCTCTGGTAATACCAATTGCGTTTCCGGAGCTAGTTGAAACACCTTTTCCGCTGCCATCTGCAAGTACGGCATACACACTATGTGTGATGGAACTTTCGTTTGAGGAACTAGTATAAATTGTTTTCCAGCTACTTCCATCAGAAGTTTCTTCGATGATAAACCTTCCGGAATAAGCAGTTCGCGAAGTTGAGGTTCCATCTCTATAATAAGCACTGAATGTAATCGAATTAGGCACAATAGAATCATCTCTTGAGCGTTTTAATACGTTTACAGAAGGCTCAATAAAATATGTCCTTCCAGCCGCGCCATCGTCACCTTTAATTTTACTCCAACTATATTTTGTCGGGTCGGTACTATCTTTTTCTGTAAAATCAGTATATTGCCCGATATAGGTTTTATTTGTGCTGTCAGAAACCGAAAATCCAGTTTTGCCGTCCGCACTCGTTGCATAAGCAATGTGCAAATAAGATGTTTTACCATCTTCTCCTACTCCAGGAATCCCCTGGTCACCTTTTTCGCCTTGTGCTCCCTGAAATCTACTCCAAGTATATTTTTTAGGATCAGTACTATCTGTCTCTGTGAAATCAACATATGTTCCTATGTAAACATCTGGTGTCTCTTTCATCTGTGAAGAGCTTGTTGGACTTGATACGGAAGAATATTTTATGTGAAAATAAGACGTTTTTCCGTTTGCTCCGGGGATTCCTTGTTCTCCTTTTTCTCCCTGTATTCCTTGCAACCCTGTCTGCCCCATCATGCTAACGGAATATGCATTATCGCTTGTATTGTCGCTGTAAGTGAAAGTTGTCCTTGTCCACAAAAATTCCCCTGCTGGTACAGAAGGAATTGTGGTTTGCCAAGTTCCTGATGGAACTGTTGTTCCTGAAGTACTTCTTTGATAAGTAACAGAAGTACCGGTAACACTTCTGCCGTCTTTCCCATCTGTTCCGTTTATTCCATTTAAACCATTTGCTCCGTTTTCTCCCATTCTACCAACCGAATAAGCTGTTGTTGAAGTGCCATCTGTATAATTTGTTACTGTTCTGGTCCATAAGTACTGCCCTTCCGGCACAGAAGGGATTGTGGTCTGCCAAGTTCCTGACGGAATTGTATCTCCACTTGAGCTTACTTGGTAAGTTATTTCAGGCGTTCCAGAAATCCCTTTTCCATCTTCGCCCATTGCCCCTGCGTAAAGTTTTGCCACGGTTAATCGTTTGACAACAGAAAGCTTATTAAGGTAGGTCGCCTTGATATCAACCCATCCAGAATCCGCCGTAAGAGCTGTAACAGTATAGGTTTTCTTAGACAAATTCCAATTACCTTGAATGTTGCCGGACTTAACAATATCATACGTGCAATCATCTGTAATATCTGAAGAACCATACATTACAGTTGGGCTTGTTGTTACATCCGGAAACACACTATACTGCCCTTTATCGTCCACAGGAATTGCCTGATAATCATTATCAAGCTGCATTGTCATGTTTTTTGCTAGCGCAGCCGCATTTAAAGCATCCTTGGAATTTTGTAATGCATCGCTAGAATCTTGCAGTGCCTTTGTAATATCAGTATCTTTTAACTGTTGCCACTCATAGCCTGAACCATCATTTCTAAAACGATAGGCGTGATTATTTCCATCATAATACACATCTCCAACATGCTTATCTTTTTCTTCATCAGTCTCCCATTCATTCGCCGGATAATTTTCAAGGGTAGGCGCAGAAGTTCCTGTCCAGGTCTGGATATTTCCATCAATTTGCCCCTGTAAATTATTTACTTTGTCGGTAAGATTTCCGCCGCCGATTTGGATATATTGCGCATCAATTATCACACTTCCCGTATCCATATCCACAGAAAATACCGTTTTTCCAGAACCATCTTTAACCGTTAAAGCCCCTGTATTAATCCATTCTGCATTAACTCCCGTCGCTGTGAGAATTCTTGCAATAACGTCTCCGTCAACAGTCATTCCTGCATTCCAAGTTTTTCCGCCGTCTGTAGAAACGGCCCAAGCCTCTGCTGTCATTTTCCAAATCATGTCAGAGTCGTCCAGGGATGGTTTATTATGAAGATAATAAATTTTCGCTCCTGATTCCGTTTCCTGAACAGTAGTAAACACTCCGTCGGAATCTTCCAGGCGCTTCGATAAATCTTCTAAGGCTTTTTCTCGTGCCGTTTTTTCTTTAATGATCGCATTTCTCGCGTCTTGATAGATTCGTGTTATTAAAGAATACTGTACTGAACTGTTTCTTTCAGCACTTTTCGCATTATTTGAAATACTGTGCGTGCTACCAGGCTGCATAGTGGCATTCGTAAGATAACTTTTATACGTCTTGCCTTTTCTATCGGTAAACACAACTGAATCTCCTGCTTCTAACTCTAAATTCGTCATGCAGGAACCCGTAAATGGTGTAAAAGACATGCCGACTATTTTTTCTCCGATAATAGCAGCTACTGTTTCTCCTGTTCCAATCGGAATCATTCTATTTTCAGAAATTTCAAGAACATAGCCTTCTTTTCCATAAAGATACTTTCCGGCAACAATTTCTGTTGTAGTACCATCTTCGTTTGTAATTGTTGTAGCAGAATCAACAAATTCCGTTACTCTAACGCCAGTAATCACAACTGGTTCTAAATTTGGAGTTATAGAAGTTAAATCAAGCAATGCACAAGCATTAAAATCTTCTGGATTAGGAATATATTCTGTGTTTTCTGTATTTCTTTCAAATTTTACTCCGGCAATGTAAACCGTGCCTCCGGCATTTGAAGTACTATATGGAATTCTAACAGGAGTCAGCGTTTTCAATCCTGTTGTTTGGTTCGAGGTGAGCCATAGCACAGAATAACGTACCCACTGTGTTGTCAATGTGGTTTCCACTTTTCCATCCGAAGATAATTGATATTCCCCGTTTTCGTCTTCAAATACAACACAGTTTGTTCCAAACAAAGATTGAATTGTCATTCCACTTTTGCTTGCCTTTGCATAAAAAGATAACGCATAATCTGTATTTGGCTCTGGATTATCGAAATCATCCCATTTGCATACATCAACATATGACGTACCGCTCGAAGGCGCATTACATCTAAGAATACTTAATTTGTTGAATTTTTCCGAATCCAATTCTCCTGATACTATTCCCTTTGAAAAATTTTCGGTTCCTTTTAAAAGATTTGGCTCAGCCCTAAAATTATAGTAGCTTATATCTTTTTGAGAAAAATTTACATCATACCAATCCACGCATAATCTGCCAGAAGCATCACAACGGCCATACTGACCTCCTAATTGCAGAACCCATGAGATAACCTGTCTAAACGTCAAATTGTCATTAGAAGGTTTTTCTTGCACGACGTAATCATCTCTATCAAAACTTGTAGTTTGCAAATTTACTCCACATACATCGCAAGCATCCTTTACAATCTGTAATCGTGTAGCCGGATAAGTAATTTGGCTTTCAGAATAATCCTTATCAAATTTACGCATGTTGTCTTCGCATTTCAAAGTAATAATAGATGAATCTTGATACGGCGCTTCTACTACAGTCCCTGTACATACGGCAACTTTTTCAATTCGGCTGTTCGATTCATTACCATTTGCCAAATCAAATCCTACCGAGCAAGATACTGTTGCTCCTTCAAAGTTTTTATCAGTAAACTCATCATTAATATTGTTGATTGTTAATGTAAATGAATTTACTATCGCTGCGCCAATTGAAAAAGAATCTGTTGATGAAGTTGAATCATCAAAGCTAAATCCTTCAGACCACAATTCTTGATTGGTAAAATTTAACGTTGTTCCATCTTTTAAATTCAGAGTAGCAAAGCGAAGATAATCACTTTTCCCGTTATGTTGCTTTTCTTTAAATTCTGTTGATAGATTTCTCATCTTTGTTTACCTTTCAATCAAATCAAAACTAAGCCTTTCCATGCGTTTGTTTCCGACCCACCAGCATTTCCAAGGAGATGAACGGTCTCCGACGTAAAATGTACGCTTTTCGTGTTCATCTCCAGAAAGCAAGTCCGGATACTCAACCTTGATATATTCCGGATTTACTGCTTTTATAATTTTATGTGCTGTTTCAAAATCTGGGGCATTCCATCCGATTGATAATTTCCTTTTTTGCGCCACTCTGTTTTTATGCATTATGGCGTCGTCTGTTCTGCCCGATTGCGATGCCGAAACATCTTGCAATCCCCATGTGAATGAACTTGGGCAAGGTAATTCCGTTCCATCTACTTTGATAAAATATTTATATGCCATAATTACCTCCGTTCATTAATAAGCTGGGGATGGTTCAAATCTGCTATTTAAACTCTGTTGCCCTTTTGTAACTGCCCTTGCTAAAACTTCATTATTTTCTGTTCTAAGCTCAGAATACACGGTAAGATTAATATTCCCGTTTGCTTGATTGTTCATCATAGACATTGCAACTCCTTGTGCTACAGCATCTATAATTGTTTGCTTATCTATTCCTGCTCCAGAAGGCATACTATTTGTAATACTTTCTGCGATCATAGCCATTGTGCGTTTATTCGTTAAAGGGAGTACCGCTTCGCTACCTGCTTCGCCTACACCGATGAGGGAAGCATCTGTAAAAAGGCCACCTTTTTTATACCAATCTACACTAATATGCGGTACACTAAGAGGGTCTAAGCTAAATTTTCCTGAAATATCAAAGTGCGGTAGTTTAATCTTAGGAAGACTCCAGCTAAAGTTCATAAGACTTTTAAGTTTTTTTACAGCCGAACTAACTGTCTTTTTTATCGAGTTAAATCTGTCAGCAGCATCTTGGTCCATGTCCCCCAAAAGATTCCCCATTATATCTGCTGCGCCTGAAAAATCTCCGTTCATCGCCTTTTTAACAGCAGACGCCATTGAGGAAGCGTTTTTAGAAATATTTTCTCCTGCGCTTTTTGTTGAAGCCATAGAATTTTTCCATGCATCTTTAATCTTAGATTCTACATTCCCAAATGTTGTAAATGCATTTTCTTTTATTTCTTTTGCTTTAGAAAGAAAATCATTGAATATTCCAGACCAATAAGTTTGCGTATCATTTCTGACATTTTTCCAGGATGTAGAAATGTTTTTCTTGGTTTCTTCAAATTTATCATGCGCATCGCTTGTTATATTCTTCCAAGTTTTGGAAAGGTCACTATAAATATCATTCCAGGTTTGGGATGCATTTTTCTTAACACCTTCCCATGCATTGTTGACCTTTTCTGCAACATCATTTGCTGCCGATTTAATGTCGTCCCAGTGTGTAACAATTAATGCCACTCCAGCTACTACTCCTGCAATAAGTAAACCAGTTGGTGAAAAAATAACGCTGCCAATTCCGCCGAGTATGCTCCCTAAGGTCCCGACGAGAGAAGATGCTCCACTAACTAAAGCACTCATCACGCCTCCACTTGCGCTAAAGGTTCCCAACATTCCTGTTTCCAGCGTTGCTTCAGTAGTCGCAACGATACCGCCAGTACCGCTAATTGCACTAATAATTGTTTGCAGCAATCCTTGCCCTGTAAAAAGGGTCGTAAACGCAGATGCAAGCTTGATTCCGCCAATTGCTGTCGTAAGGGCAATTCCGAGTTTTCCAGCAGTGGTCTCTGCCAGTCCGGAAATAAGTCCGCCAATTACATTTGTAATGATGCTAAAAACATCTTTAAAAATTGTTCCCCAGTCTATATTAGAAAGAAATTCGCCTATTCCTCTTCCTAGTCCTTGCCAATCAGTATTTTCTGCGACCTGTTTAATTGTTCCTAATAAATCTGTTACAAACTGACTAAATATTTGCCCGTTCCCTGCCCAATCAACTCCGTGAATCATTGTATTTAATCCGTTCGTAATGTTTTGAGCAATATCATCCCAGTTTACCGTTGTTGTAAAATTTTTGAGCGTTTCAAAGGCCCCGTTTATTCCGCCAACAAGAACATTTGCAATCGTCGTAAAATTAACTTTATCAAAAATACCATTAACTGCACTTGCTAAAGAAATTCCAAGTTGTGCCCATCCCGTTAATCCGGCATCGCTTTTTGAAGACATATTTGTAACAAACCCATCAAGCATCCTCCAACTGACCATAAAGCCATTACCTAAAGCATTGCCAAGATTTGTCCATTGAATTTGGTCTAGGGCTCCCCTAAGTCCTGTTGACAATTTGTTTCCAATATTTTCAAAATCAATTCCTGATTCGGGGTCTGTAAGAAGATTAAACGTATTTACTAAGTCGTTAATTCCTTCTCCTACTGTTCTTCCTAACAAATCCCAATCAAGATTATCTACCAAACTGTTAAAAGTTTTTGTAAATGCTGTTATAAATGCTGTAATCTTAGGACCTACATTGTTCCAGCTGATGACGTCGTATACTTTTTGCAGGCCTGCATTGAGCATGTTTGCAATTTCTTTTCCGAGCCCTTCCCAATCATGGTCGAGAAAAGCTTTTCGAATTCTTTCGGCCCATTTATTTACGGCATCTCCATTATCAGCATCAACTGTTTTAAACATATCTTTTGGATCAACGCTGTAAGCCCCATTTCCACTATTGGATGTAGATGAAGTGTTTTTGGTAAGTTGGTTCAATTCGTCAAACGGCAGTACGGACAAAGATTTTTTTAATTTGTTTGCTTCTTTTGACGCTTTTGATGCCGAATTGCCTACCTTTTCTAGGCTTTTTGCGTAATCGTAAGAAAAAGAAATGGCTTGCGGTGTAAACGTTTTTCCGGTAAGTGTTGCAAAAAATCTGCCTACTGCGTTCAGGGCCGCAGACATAAGGTTTAAAAATTTAGTTATCAATGGAGCAACCACATTTACGATTGGAGCAAATGCTACGCCCCATGCATTTTGGAGCCTTATTAATGCTGCGAGCATCATGGACAGGCTTTGATTGTACTCGTTAGAATATTGTGCTAAATTTTGAGCTCCAGTTTTGAGTCCCGTTGTGATTGAAGAAATTGCTGAAAACACCGAAGAAAAAAGAATAGATTGTGCAAGCATTCTTCCTAAGCTCATTCCAGTATTTTTGGATTCTTTGTTAAAACCAGTAAGCGCAGAATATGCTTTTTGAACACCACTTGCTAAACTTGAAAACACATTTTTAATTTGTCCTGCATAAGAGGAAAGTGAACGAAAAGTTTGGCCTGTTGCAGATGCTACTTTTTGAAGTTTAGACCATGATCCTGTATCAATTCTTGTTTTGCTTGTTTCAGACATTTTCTTTCTCATAGCATCGAGTTGATTCGATGTTTTAGAAATGTCATATTGAAGGTTAGAAAAACCAGTAGAATTAAAATTTCCGCCTGTTTCACGGATTTTATCTTCTTTTTCATATAGCCTGTCTAGCTCGTTTTCAGCTTTTGTAATGGCTTTTTCCAGCTCAGCTGTATTTCCTTTAAACTGAAAATCCGTGCCCACATCTTTGAATTTGGCTCGTAAATTTTCTATTGCAGAATCAATATTCTCGGTCTCTACTTTGGGTTCAACAGTAATATCGTTAAGGTTTTGAATTTCTTTTTCTACATTTCTACCTTCAAAATAATCTGAACCTATTTTAGCTGTTTGCGGTTGGGGAGAAACCGTTTGCGAAGGTTCAATATTTTGCGTTGTAGCTCTTTTTATCGCTTGTTCAAGTTTGTTTGCGCTTTCCGAATTAAGCTCAGCCATTTTTTCTCGCAATACATCTAATTGATTTGATGTTTTTGCAATATCATACTGTAAACTTTCAAATCCAGAAGTATTGAAATTTGAACCTAAATCACGAATTTTATCCTCTTTGGCATACAATCTATCTAATTTACTTTCAAGGCTTGAAAATGTTTTTTCCAGCTCTGATGTATTTCCTTTAAATTGGAAATCCGTGCCCACATCTTTGAATTTTTTTTGCAATTCAAAAATTTTAGTATCTATATCTTTAGTGTTTAATTTAGGAGTTATTTTTTCGACACTTGCAGCAGCTTTTTTTAAACGCTCGATTTCTTTTAAATCATTGGAAAAATTAAAAAAACTTTTGCCTTTTGTTCCCCAGCCGCCTTGCATTTCTTTTTTTAGCTTTCTTAATTCTTTAGATAGATTTTGAAGCCCAGTGAGTGCTTGCTGCGCTTCACTGGCAACTTTTACTTCAAGAGTATCAACTGTATTTTCTGCCATAGTTCACCTCCTATTTTTTGAGGTTAGCGACTTTTTCTACTTAAAAGCCGGTAAATAAAAGAAGGGACGAGCATTATTATTTTTGCTCGTCCTCATTTTTGGGGTGATTCAGTTCAAAATTCGCCTGCATAAGTTGCAGTTTCATTAAGAAATTATTTATTTCTTTTTGCTTTTGATCTTCGGTTAATAATTCTTTTTCGTTTTTTTCTTCTATTGACTCGGTCAAAGGCTTATCTGGATAGTTTACTGTAGGGTTTTTACTTAAGATTTTATCTATAACGGATGCGATTGCGGCTATCGTGTAAAAGCCATTTTGCCACTGGCTGCAATCTTTTCGTTTTTCTTTCAATCTAAAAGCTTCTACATATGGTTCTAATTCATTAGGGGCAGAATCCATAAACTTTTCTTCAGATACCCCAATTGACAAGAAAAAAGGAAGTATTTTACGATTTACTCTTTCAGTAAACGTTTTAAAATCAGCACCTTCTACCTTTTGGCTTCCTCCTTCTGAAGCGCGGATAAAAAACCGTTTTTAAACAGCTCTTTTTGTAATTTTTCAAAAAGAACATATCCATTCTGAGGATTCTCGTCTGTACTTTCGTCCTCATAGTCGTCCATAAGATCATAAACTTTGTTTAAAGCTTCATTTTTTTCAGCTTCTGTTTCATAGCGAAAATCAGGCTGTTTTTTTTGTAAACCTGCCAGTAATAATTCTGCGACCAACTTTAGCATTCCTTGAAAATTTGAATCATCTTTGCTATTTTTTTCTGTTTTTGCAATGCGGTCAATAAGATCTGTTCCACATAGAACCCCATACCCAAACCGTACTTTGTATTCTTTACCGTTCACGTCAAAACTAAACATTATATTCCTCCCGATTAAATTTTAATTAGCTTAATGGAGCATTGAATGCATCTGCCACCGCTTTTGCGTCGTCAAGCGCCTGCAAACTTGCATCTGAAACAACCTTTGTATCTAAACCTTTATATTCCTTTACAACCATGGAAATTGGCAATGTTGCTGCCGACGCTTGTGAAATATCTGGAAGTGGAATGTTGGTACCTGGGTCTGCAATAACAAAAAATGCATCGGAAAGCCCAGGAAAAACAATTTCAAACCAAATACTAAATCCACTTGCTTTTGCTGTTTTTGCGTCAGAAAACAGCTTTTTGATTGCTGTGATTACATCTGTATTCATATTAAACGTAACAGTCCAGGAACCGCCTGTGTCCTGTCTTCCGGCCGTGTACCGAGTAATATAATCTTCTAAAGCCGACACATCAATCTGATCAGTATCAAGGGAAATTCCATCAATTGCATTACATCTTTTTAGCCATGTGAAAGTTGTTGGTTTAGACCCAGCCTTTGTTTCTACTCCATAATGAAGAGTCACACCTAATGTACTTAAATCTGACATTATATCTCCTTTCTACCCCATAACTATTTGGGGTTAGCGACTTTTTCTACTTAAAAGCCGGTACCGGCACTTAACCCTGCGCCCGGGAGATAAAAGGATCGCCTCCTTTTATTCTTCTTTTTGATTCTGTTTAATAAGTTGATTTCCATATACGCTTAGTCCTGCGACAAGAATTCCTTGTACAATCGCAGTGAATAACGCCATGGCCGCTTCTTGTTCAGTATGAATATTAGTTGTAGCAACAACATAGATACCACAAATAATGATGCCCGTAATTCCCAGTATCCCTGGAATGAATCTGTCATTGACAATTTCTGCTCTCTTTAAGCCGATGCCAATAAAATATAGCGCAATTGCTACAATGATTAACTCCGGTTTCACATATGTCAAAACTTGTCCTTCCATGTTACTTCTCCTTTCTTCTTGTAACAAAATAAGTACAGACGTTTTTTGTTTGTCTGTACTTTATATCAATAACATTATATATTATATTTACACTCATTTTTAATTCACATTTCCAATTCTCCCATGTAGACGCGGCTATATCTACTTACAATTCTTTTAATGCTGTTGTCAATATTATTTTGTTCTTCTGGTCCATAAGTTCTCCGAAATCCCATAGCGATCATCGCTTCGTGACTAGCATTATCAATATCATATACTGCGGATAATGACTTGAAGCCTGCGGCAAATGAATCTACTTGAAATGACGCTGTTGTAGCGCATTCGTCTCCCTCTAAATCTCCGTTAATGGTTGGATTACCTAGTAAAAAAATACGGGCATATTTTTTCTTTCCGGGAGCAACGGATTCGCTTCGTTCCATTGCATAATTTCCTTCCCCTACAACATTCTTTACTTTTTCGGACCATTTTTTAAATACTTCTAAAGCAGGATTTTTAATGGTTTCCAAAATTACACCCCCATTAACTTTCAAATACTTCTTTTGCTATCTTTCTAATTTGCTGAATCATTGTTTGGCTTGCTTTGTATACAGGCATTGTAGCTTTTGTACCAAAGGACTTTATATTTTCTCCGGTGTCTGCTGTATAATACCAATGGTCTTTTTTTCCAAGACCTTTTCCGTAAGAACCAATTGTATATCCAAATTCATTTCCCTTTGGATGAGGGCTACTTCCTGCCGAACCATTATAATGAATTCCTGCTCCAAATTCTATAAATAACAATTCTCTTCCCTCAACGATTAACTTTGCTTCCGAATACCCCTGATAAGAATTCACTTGGATATATGTATTATAATTCTTGTCAGAATCACCTGTAGAAGAAGAAATATTTTCTCTAACAACCGGAATTCCGACCTCGCAAAGTCTTTGAACAAAAATTTCATTTTTATTCAAAAATGTATCTTTATATTTTTCTAATTCATCAATAGCATTTTGAATCAACCGCGGAGAAAGCTTAAAAACTATTTTTTTACTCATTATCATATCCTGCAACCTTTACAATGCCGTAGCGTCTAACGCTACTTTTTTGAGTATTTATTTTTTTGACAATTCTGTAATCAGGAGGGGTAATTAGTAACCCATCAGACGAAGTTAATAATTCTCCATTTGCTTTTAATTGAGGTCGCACATCAATCCAGCAAACCATTCCTTCCTTAGGCTCAAATGAATTCCAACGACTTTTCCATTGCGTAATATAGCGATCATAATTCGGAATTAAACCAGCCGAAGTTTCTTCGCTTGTCCCAGATGTATCAGAAACCGTCATTTTATACATTTCTGGTGCAGAATATGCGGGGACTGTATCAATTCCAGATATATTTTCAGAACTTATTGTTGAAAACCATATTTTTTGCTGCTGTCGTTTATTAGATCTCATACAATCACTCTCCATAAGTGGCCTGCAAACAATTTTTTGCAGTATTAATTGAAAAAGTTATACTGTCAGATGATATTTCGGCCACTTTATTCCAATTATTTTTTTCTGCATCTGTAACCGTTCTATGTGTAGCATCCCCGGTGAGTTCTGAAAGTTTAGTTGGAATTAATACGTTTTCTGGAAGAGCTCCGACTTCTTTGGCCGTATAAGAAGGCTTTTGAGGTTGCTTTGCCCAATCTGCCAAATCTGTTTTTTCTAAGAATAAAGAGGTGTCGATCATTGCCCCCATAGCATCCCATCCATCTTTAGTCCATACAACATTCATCCCAGCCTCACCATAAGAAGATTTTTCTTGAATGTTATACATCCATCCAATTTCGTTGTTTTGAGGAAGTTCTGATTCATTTTTAACACTTCCTTGATAAATCACAGGATGTTTTATTGTTTCTATTATTCCGTTAATCTTTACAATCTTTCCGTTAAGAATCGCATAGACTTTTTTTGCTGTTAATGACATAATTGTCCTCCTCTACAGTTTGTACCAAGTATCTGTAGATTTATGGTATTCATATAATTCTGATGTATCAAGGCATAACGCAGATGAACCGCTGTCTACGTAATGTGGTAGCTTGGAAACGTCTTTTGAAAGCCCTTCATAGTCCCTTTTCATCCCTACCGCTTCCACGCATTCAAATGTGCCTAAATCATAAATTTCGTCCCCTGCATGATATGTAATTCCATCATAGACCATTGTTGTTTCCGCTTTTGCCATTTCTGCTCCTCCTAGCCGTCGATATTGCCATAAAGAATATAATTTTCTTCTTCTTTGGTGATTTTTCCATTTTCTTTAAGTTTCAAGACTGTTTCTAGCGATACTTTATTTTTTTCATAAAGCCTTCTAAGACTGAGCACTAAAGTTCTCATGAAATTACCCCCTCTTCAATAAGTTGTAATGTGTATGCATCTATCGCATCTTGTTCTCTTTTTAACTGTTCTAGGGTTGGTTCTCCTTCGGAACTATAATTAAGATATTTTTCTATGTTAGATTTTACATCCTCTTCCGTAATAGAATAAACTGTTCTAAATTGATTTCCGTCATATTGGAATTGTATAGTGGAAGAATTATCATCTTCATTTTTAATAACAACTTCGGTTTCGTTGGTTAATACCGTTACATCTGTTTTTCCATTTGGCAACGGAATCACCAGTACATTAGGCTGCTGCGATGTAAATAACATTTTGGCCATGGTTAATCATCTCCTTACATATTTTCACTATTTGTAAAACCTTATTCTTCTTTTCCCAGTGTCTGCAATCAGAATTTTTAATCCAACCATATCTACTTAATATCCTTTGCGCTTCTTTTCTGAAAATTGTTTTTGTTTTTCTCACTTTTGTAATTGATTTCCTAAATCTTAAAAATATTCTGCTTCTTACGAGAACTTTTGTTCTTGAAATAAGAAATCCCATCATATCAATATATCCATTTAATAAATCTATTATTTTATCAGACGGCTTTATCGTTATCTTAAATTCTTCAAGTATCCACTTTTTAAATATTTTTATTGATGATTTTAAATATTTTAAAGAAGTAGAAAGAAATAAAATATCGTCCATATAAATCAATACACAAGAAACCATATTTACAACTTTGTTTCCAGTTTTACTCCTTCTTGTTTTTAAAAGTTTTTCCTTTGCATAATGATAACCAAATGACATGTAAAAATTTGCAAGATATTGGCTCAAATAAGACCCTATTGATAATCCTTTTTCAAAGCTATCAATCAATTTGAACACCAGCTTTAATAGTGCTTGATTTTTTACATATTTTCTAAGGAGTTGCTTTAGTTTAGGAATATGAATATTTTCATAATAATGTTTTGCGTCACCTTGCCATGCATAGCGCAAGTTCTTATTTCTTAACCATTTTTTAATCGTTTTCATCCCCATAACTTGTCCTTTATTGGGAATTGCAGCGCATTGATAATATCCTATTCTTTTAGAAAATAATTCCGATAGCCCTTCGACAGCTATATAATCATATAACTGTTGCTTGACATCTTGTATTCCTATCTTTCTAACTTTATTACACTCTCTTTTATAAGTATACCAACTCTTTTTCCAGGAATATTTTTCTGTAAGAATTTCTTCTCTAATTCCGTCCACAACTGTATTTATCATGCCCTCAAACATATAAAATTGTTTTTCTTTCGCAATTTTATAAATTAAACCATATGGTGCATCTGAATATTGAGAAAACATTCTCAATACATCCAGGCGGTCCATTTTATTTTTTAGGCATTTGCAAACCGCCCGATTTATTAATTCTCTATTTGTTATATCAATATTTTTACAATATCGTTTCATTCGTTTCTAAATTAAGGAGTTTTCGGTTTTACTACTAGCCCCAACATAATTCCCTTTCGTATTATATTTCTACTCGTACCGCCGTACTTTCGATTCCCTGTAATATCATTTAAGTACCGTTTCCGGTAATCCGATTTCACGGACGGAATGATGTGTAAAGTCGCTCAAACGACACATTTTTTTAGAAATACAGACCGCGTAGTTCCACCTAGCATTCGACAAGTCGTTCCTGCCATTCAAGTACGAGAGGCCGGCATTCGACCTATTCCTGAGATTCCCACGCTCACATCAAGCCCTATTTTTTTTGAGGGGAAGTCCCCTCTTTTGCTACACAAAATTCACCCCTACAGGGTTAGGAAACGCAGACCGCGCAGTTCCACCCAGCAATCGACAAGCCGCTCCAGCCATCCAAGAACGAGAGGCCGGCATCCGACCCATTCCTGAGAAACCCACGCGTTAAATATTCTCTAAATCCTATTCCTGTCCCTCCGAAATAATATCGGTCTCCAGTTCCTACTGAATCACCGCTTCCTATGGTTCGCGGAACTTCTGCGCCTGTCTCTAAGTCGATGTCGACTTCGCCTATCCAAAAATCTGTTGAATCTTCTTTTGTAAATTCGCCAATTTTTTTATAGTTTGTCAAAATCGAATTATCAGAGTGATAGTCACCATAATTTTTATGGTAAAAAACAGTTTTTGTAGCTGTTTCTTTATTCATAACTTCATTTGAAGAAACCATATAGGCGCCAATTTCTTCTTCAAGCCCTTGTAATTTGAATGCATGTTTTCCATCATTCGCAATATATCCATCATTTCCTAAAACATCATCTGTTGTTCCAGAATGTAATGGCATCGTTGAAAGATACGAATCTGCCGTTAAGTTAAATGGAGTTTCAACATCAACATATATTCTGACAATTTCGTCGGATTCTGTTTCAATTTTTGTAATCAAAACCTTGTCAGCAATGTTTCTCATGTAAGAATTTCCGCGATCAAGATTATCTGTATGCCCTGTCGCATCTCCGATAGAAACATCTTCTCCTACATAAAATCCATTTGCATATGATGCAGAAACAGGAAAATATGTGACATTTTCAATCGCTGTTGCTACCTTAATTTGTTGATTGTTTGCCGTATTTCCTTGAAAAACTTTTTGTGAAGAAGAAAATGCATATTTTATCCTTAACATGGTTTTAAGATATATGCTCCTTTCCGAACCTGCTCCAACATATCCGGTCCCTAGTTTTGACATTTCTGTGTGCAAAGACATATAAGAAATAAAATTCTTTACCGGAAGTCCAGAAGACCCGTATAATTTTCCATCAATATCGCCTGCATAATAGACAGGAAGAACACCGTATGGCATTTCTTTTCCTTTATTATCTTTGCAATGTGGCATTAGTACTAATCCAAGTTCTCTATTTGGCTTATCTGACAAGTGCCATATTTCTCCATCTGAGACTTTGCTAATGCCATAATAAAGTGGAGGAGTTAATATTCCTACGTTCACTTTTCCTGTACGCGAGAAATTTTTCTGTCCTTGAATTGCCGTAATTGTCTTTTGACCATCATCGCTAACAATAAAATTGCAATAGCAGAACCAAAAAGCGTTAAAAGATGCAAAATCATCTCTGTTTTTCACTAAATTTGTAGATGGCGTACATTCTTTTCCAATAGAGTCATTCATCTTTTCGCCTTGCGCGGTATTGGTCACTGATAAATTATAAAATTTTGTAGAAAACAATTCTCCTGTTGCTCTAGCATTAAAAAAAGCCTGCCAGTCAATAGCAGACACATCAAATACATTTGCATAAATTCTTTTTAAATAATCAAGTATCTCTTCTTGATTTTCTAAATTTCCAACATTAATTGTAGGCATTCTCTTCTCCTTCCTGTGTATATGTTATAGATAAACATTTTTTAGATTCATTTATCGAAAATTCCATTTCCCCAACATTTAAAATGGATAGTGTTTTCGTTTTTTCATAATATGTCTTTGCGGAGTCGGAATATTCTTGCGCTTTGGATTCGCTTGCGGCCGCTGCCTGTTTGCTATCACTTGCATTTGAAGCAGATGTCTTTGCGGAGTCGGAATATTCTTGCGCTTTGGATTCGCTTGCGGCCGCTGCCTGTTTGCTATCACTTGCATTTGAAGCAGATGTCTTTGCGGAGTATTCAAGCTTTTTAACATCAGATACATAGTTGTCCATTTTATTCAAAAATTGAACATACCAATCTTCTTCTGGCTTTTCAATTCCTCCAGATAGTGCCAAACCTTCTTTAACGTCATATTCCGCATATATTTCTTTTAAAATATAAGTGTTTCCAGAAGAAGTCGTCCCGTGAATAAATGGCATTATCTTCAAAATACCATCAATTTCTACAGCTTTAGGAGGAATAACCCATCCAAAACGCATATGCAAATTTGAAGCAGAAACATCTACTACAGGGCAGTTGTCTCCAACCCCATCTTCTCTTTCGTAATGAACTTGAATTAATTTGTCAATCAAATCAATGTTATCCTCAAAGCGATTTACTTCAAACATAATATATTGACTATTTGATTCTCCTGAGACACTTATTTGCTGATCTAAATTTCCAATTTCTTTATTGGAAATGATAATTATTTGAGAATCCTTATATTCGCTTGTTTGGTATCCAGGAACAGAAGTAAACTGTTCTTCTTCATAAAAGTCTGTTTCATTCTGTTCTCTTAGAAGTTCTTCTACAGTAGGCAAGGTTAAATCACCTCCTGTTCTACGATTTCTTGATTTGTGCAAATTCTAATTCCATCTTTTTCTCCAATTACTTGAACCGAAAAGTCTCTCCATGTGAGTGCTTCATGCGGAATAATACATTTATTTTTTATAATTTTTGCTGGATGTTGTTCTTTTAATCGAGTGAAAACAGCAACCTTAGACATTCCCGACCAGTCACTTCCGAAGCAAAACACCGCTTCAAGATATCCCTTTGTCCCTGCTACTATTCCAGAAAAATCACATGTATTATCTTTTTTAATTCTTTGTCCGTTTACATAAAATTTTAATTCTCTCATGCTACATTCGCTCCGTCCCATGCTGGTTCTATACAAATAAAGTCATTCCCAAGAACATCTCGAGCTATTTTTATTGCAAAACAACCATAATTTGCTATAAAATTGCACACCCATTCTTCGGCTTGAATCCAGAATTCTCTTTTTACCATTTTGTGCAATCCAAAAAGTAGACCACAACTAAACATGATGCAATGTCCAAGTTCATGTAAGAAAACATGGTTAAGTAATTCTTTGTTTATTAAGTTGGAAATAAAAATAGATTTTTCTGAATAATCAGATGTCGCAAGAGTCATTTTCCCCGTTCTATCAACCAAATGCTCGTCCCAAGAGTTTACAAAAACGACCTTCCACCAATCTCCATTTATATAAAATTCTCTAAACATAAAGCATCATCCCTTAAACAAAAAGCCCTCAACCGCAAAGCAGCCAAGAGCCCTTGTGTCACATTATTGCATCTGTTGAACTAATTTTGTAAAATCATTTTTTAACGCTTGACGCAACGTCACGTCAGCATCTGCCCATAAGTTTTTTACGTTTTGAATAACATCATTTGCATAATCTTTCATAGATTCTTCCATTTTATGTTTAGACTCCTGATCGTGCGATTCGTGATAATGTCTACGGTATTCGCTATATCTGTCATAAACCTCTCCGTGTTTTGAAGGAGTTGAATAAACTCCTTTGTCGCCATGATATCCCATTCGATAGTTCTTATCTACAAAATCAGGATTGTTTAAATATGCATTGATCCACTCATCTGGTTCCATCGGAAGGTATGGCGTATAGCCTCGCCTTGTGCCGTGCCCTTTTGGAGCAAATCTTCCATCGGCGTAACGATATCTATCGTATCCAGCTCTTACACCTAATTTATCAAGAATTTTTTCTTCTTCCTCTGCTTCATCCATTGCTTTAATAATACGGTAATCTTTATCTGCGCATATTGCACATTTTACAGCTTCCATACAGTCTTTTAAGTCATCCCAGTCTTGAGAAGTTAACTTTTCTAATCCACATTGATTAGCTTTATTCATCGCCCATCTTCCCATTTCCATTGCCAGGTTATGCATTAACTTTTCCTCCCTTCTTAATTCCTTGCGTTGCTGCAGCTTCCGCTTCAACGGTTGCTGCTGTTCCATTGATCGCTCTTAAATCGTTGTTTGGTGAACAGGCTGGTGTTCCGAACATTTTAAATGTTCCGCCAGTTGCATTAGTCGCGACTCGTGTGGAGTATTTTGTTCTCGTTCTAATGCTACATGCTGTAATTTGCGCACAACAACGATTTTGAAGTGGGTAAAGTTGCGTTCCTGTTCCTATTTGAATGACTACAGGGGCATTTATCGTTGCGGTCTCCGGAATGTTCTGTGCCACAACAATGCAATATTTTTCTCCATTTTCATAACTTCCTGCCGGCAAAGTAATTATCAGCTGACCGTTTGTAAACGCAACCGCCTGACTTATAATTAACCTATTACAAAGTTTACATATGTTTTTGCATCCCATATTTTCTACCTCTCATAAAACAAGAGGTGGGGTTCAACCCACCTCTTAGAAATTTAATCAACCTCTAAGGGTGAATTGTTAGCAACATCCATTATTGCATCCGCAAGCATTATAATATGCGTTTGGATTAGGAACTACATAAGCCGGAATAGCCGCTGGATTTATAGCGTTAATAAGTTGCTGTGTCTGCGCTGTCATTGCCGTTGTAATAAATGCACTCTGTCTATCCTGAGATGCGGCACGTCTCAAATCGTTATTCTCACTCTGAAGAGATGCGATTTTTTCATTGCACAGATAATCAAGGATTGCTCTTGTGCCCGCATTCTGACTATCAATAATATCACGAGTGTTATTATTCATAGTGTTCTGCAACGCACAAGTATTAGTTGCCATGTTGTAGTTTACGCCCTGAATAGCTTCTCTTGTCTCACAGCAACAATTTGATAATTGATTAGCGAGAGCGTTTGTGTTCTGCATATTAGCTACAGTATCAGCATTAATCGCCTGCTGAATTCCAAAAGTGTTCTGCATTCCAGCAATAGTATCCTGCTGAATTGCGTTCTGAATCGTATTCGTTCCTTGGAGTAAACTTGTATTCATGGCGTAAAAGCCATCACATAATCCGTTTGCAATTCCATCTAATTTGCTAATAACTGCCTGGTTGTCGAAGCCTCTTTGAATATCGGCCTGCGTAGCTGCTGTGGCAACGTATCCGCCGCCATTTCCGCCAAATCCATTTCCAAAACCGCCATTTCCCCAACCAAACAGAAGGGCAAAAACAACAATAATCCAAAGCCAGTTTCCATCTCCCCACATTCCATCAGAACGTTCTGCGCCGCCTGTGGCAGCTGCAATATCCGCTAAAGAGTATCCACCTGAATTCATCATAACAAAGTCTCCTTTTTATATATTTACAATTGGAGACAACCCGGGACGCCTCCAAAATTGTAGCGATTTTAATCACCCAATTCTGGGGAGGTTAAAGAAATTATTTTGCTTCAAATTGTTCTTTTACTTGTTTGAACATTTCATCGGCATTTACATTTCTTTCTTTGCAAAGATTTCTTGCCAGTTTTTCAATTCCGGCACCGTCACCTTTTTCCATCATTTGTAATGCATTGTTCATTACAGGATTATTTCCCGTTTGTTGTTTTAATGTATTTACCATCATTTGTTGAGGGTTTTGAGCATTTCTTAACATTTGTATAAAATTCATTATTGGATTTATCATTTTTGATTTCCTCCTCTCTGTTTGGAGGAATCATTTGCTGCCTGTTGCACAGGTAACATACTTTTTATTCCTGAAAGTTCAGCAATTATGTCAGTTTTTAATTGAGAAAATAAATCACTCAACATGTTTGTATCAACTACTGATTGATTAACATTTACTTGCTCTGAATTTTCCGGTAAAACCAATTTATAAGTAAGTATTTGGCTTCGACCATCAGGCTGTAATTGCTTACAATATACTTCTGTGCCATCTGCTTTTGGATACCACGTCGCCATGCCCGACATATCAACATCTTTTGCTTTAACCGCATCCATTCCATCTACAATCTGTCCTGGCAGCCCTTGAAAAGTAGGCATATTTCCAGGTATTTGAGTTGAAAATGTTTGCTGAATCTGTGGTTGATATTGGGGCGTTCTCTGCATTGACATCTGTGGATAAGATGCTTGATACTGAGAATTTGCTGGATAAGCACTCTGCCAGCTGTTTTGATAAGGCATCATGTCAATTCCTCCCTTGTTTTTATACCTTTATTTTAATATGAAACAAGCATGAATAACACGACACTAATCCGCCATATCGAATTCATACAGCAAAGCCGTTTTTTCTATTTTTCTTTTCATATCACGATTTATTCTATCTATTGTCCTTAAGCTATAGCCCATTATATCGGCTGCTTCCCACAAGGTTTTATCTTCATAAGCGCGCAACTTAAATAAGCAAGCTTCTCGCGAATTAAAGCCCGCCATGTGCAAGTAAAATTGTTTTTCTTCCTCTATGAATCTTTTGTAGAAATTTCTTTTACTCAAGTTAAAACGCCTCCCTCATTATTACATACCTTGTACAATAGATAGTGCAATTAATCCTATGATAGCGACACCTATTGCACTGCCTATTGCAGAAATAATTGCAGAAGTAAATTTATCAGCATTTTTAGAGGGCTTATCATTTATTTCATCAATTTTATTATTTATTTCCTCTGTATACTTATCAATGCGCTTAAGTCTTTCGAAAATGTGTTCGGTGTTCGACTTATGAGCTTCGTTTGCCAAAGTTAATTTTTCAAATTTGTCATAAAATCCTTTTTTGTCTTCTCTATCTCTTTCCAATCGCTCTTCGATTGCTTTAATTTTCCCGGAATTTACTGCAACTTCATTTTCAATCCTGGATACTTTTTCTGCTAATGTACATTTTTGGCATTCTTGCATACTTACACCTCGCTGTACTCCCGTTTTCTTTCATTTCTCCCCTCCACACTCGCGAAATGTCCCTGCGACGCTCCGGGAGGTTTTGCGTCACGCTCCGTCTTATTTGTTATTTTAAACTATTTTAGCAACAGGTATAATTCCTCTTAATAAACTTAATGGAGTTCCGGAGGTTTCATAGGAGACAGAAGTTCCTGATTCAGAAAAACTAACAACTCCTTCTTTTCCTTGTTTGTCATAATAATATTGTGCAATTTTTCTAATTTTACTCTTGTATCGTTTCATGGCATTTTGTTTAGCTTTTTCCATTTCAAAATCTGTCTCAAATCCATATGGATACATTACTCGCGCCACTTCTTCTGCTGCATCATCTATTAAAATTAGTAAAAAAGAAGATTGTTCTGGTGTATAATCATCACCAATACACTCAATTAATTCGTTTAATATTTCTTCCTTCATAATTATTCCTGCTTTCTACGCGAAGTTTTAGAGCTAGAATTTCCTTTTTCTGCTTTTCTCTGTTTGTCCTGTATTCCTTTAGAAGTGCCAGAGATTAAATCCGGCACTTCCTCCCCTGCTGCGTAGAATTTTCCGTTTCTTTTTATAATATGATCGTAAATCACTTACTTATCCTCCTACTTTACTTTAAGGACATAAGTACTATCCATACCTTCAAATGACGGAAGAACGATTTGAGAAGCAGTTGTAGAATATTGTACTGGTGGACCGTAATCTGTTTTGACAGCAACAGCCACACCTGTATCAACAATGCTTACATCCACATTTGAGTCTCCAAGAAGAGTTCTTTCCTCCGGTGTCACTCCATACCAAGTATTTCCAAGCTGTCCAGCCCCAATAATTGTTGCGTAACCATCTGGATAAAACTTCTTTTCTTTTCCGTCATAATCTGTGTACATCTTATCATATAAGATAGGCTGCAATCCTGTTTGCGTCGCAAATACATCTTTTGCTGCTGCCTTAGATAAAAAGTCGACATTTACACCCGCACGAGTCACAAATGCATTCTTAATTTGCTTCATATCAAGCAAATAATTAAATGTAGTAGTATTCATCATAATGTAAGTTGGCACGACACCAATGCCTGATAAATAATCTACTCCTTTTTGTACATCATTTAAAGGCTTTGCGGTTTCCGGATTATTCCATGTATCACTCCCGGTAAGCTCGGCAAAATGTTTTGCTTTCCAAGTATTATCAGAATCATATTGGTAACTGTAAATTGTATTATCTGCTTTTCCGATATCAATTTTCATTACTCCGTCAATCGGCGCAAGCAGTTGCATACGCATACGTTCCGCGGAAATATTTGCTCCATCAATAAGATTACCTACATCGTCATAAATGCGTTCAAGAACTTCATTTAAATATGGGTCATTTGAGTCAGCCGCTCTCATAATTTGGGCCAAATCCTGCTCTTTAATGACCATGGACTCTCTAAATAAAGGCATTTCTTCCAGAGTTACATTAAACCCTTGTCTTGGTCTGATTGTCGCCAAAGAATCATAGGAAGATGGTTTTAAGGCAATTCCAAGACCCTTGTGGGATTTAATCCATTTTAAATCAATTCCTGTTTTCTTTTTATTCGGGAAAAATGCCGCTCCGGCAAATGCTATATTGTTACTAGCATCAACAGTTTCCCTATACGCTACTGCCTCCGCTGAAAAAACGTCAGTAAATAACATTATATCTCCTTTCTACCCCATAACTATTTGGGGTTAGCGATTATTTGTCTAAAAAAATAATCGGTATATTATTTAAGCCAATACTTCTGGTTCTTCTAACACAATTCTGCATCCAGATTTGGAAAGCTCTGTAATCAGAGCTAAGTCATAAGTTAAACTTGAGCTTTTTTGTGCTCTTGTAGTATTAACATATGCTTTTTTCAAAATTGCCTGTTGTGGGTGGGTTTCGTAAGTATCGTGAAGCAAAATTCCTACTGCCCCTGTCCACGGAGTAGTTTTTACTACTTGTCCATCTTTATCAATTGGCGTTCCGGCCTTCACTACAAGTCTCCCTGCCTCGTCTTTAGTCGAAACGTTAGAAAAGTCAATTGTATTTGAAATAGCTTCGAATTCTTTTCTATTTAAAATTTCTGTTTCCATGCTTACTGAAAGGCTGTCAACCTTCATATCTCCTCTAGCCATGTTTTTCCTCCTTTACATAAACTGTTTTAAAGCCTCCACATTTACGCCACCTGCACTTTTCTTAGCTAATTCCTTTGCCTTTTGAACAGCTAAGGATTCTTTTCCATCTCCGTGGCCCGCTTGAAGCTCAGGTCTTTGTGCGTAAAATTCTTGTTCGAGTTTAGTTTTTATAGAACCAATATGATTTGCTAAAGCTTCGAAAGCTTTCTCTGAATCTCCATTTGTTAAGGCTTCTGCAAAAGATTTTGCCACATCTTTGCTCATACCAATCTTGGCGTCCATGCAGCGTTCTGTGTATTCATTAACCTGCATTTTTGCTTCAAGTTCAGCAATTCTAGCATCTTTTGCTTCTTCTGCCTCTTTTTTTGCGATTGCTTCTTGTTCATTTGCCGATAAAGTAGAACGATATTTTTTTGTAATTTCTCCTTTTTCCTTTAGAGTCTTGTCCAAATTTGCTTTCAGCTTAGCGCTATTTGCCCTCTCCGCTGCAAGTTGCTGTACTAATTCATCAGTACTTAATTCGACTTCTGGGCCTTCTTCTGCTGAAGAACCTTTTTCTGATTCTCCCGAAAAAGCCCCGCCACCTGTTTCTACTTCTTCAGGCATGGTTTTAAATCGTGCATGACCAAAAACTCTGCTTTCTCCATAATGATTATTCATAAACTTCATATTGTTTCCTACCTTTCTGTGTTTTTTAATCGGCTTCTCTGCCAGCTTTTTTGTGTTTATACACTTCTCTGTGTTTTTTAATTTGTGTTTGATTAACGTCACTTCTCTGTGACACATATAACATTAATAATAGATAACACTACATCTGCAATTTATAATTTCAGAAGAATCCGCTCCCAGTGAAGCATCTCTTGGGTAATTTAATAGTGAATCTCCTACGACAAATGGATCATTTATTTTTACAATTTGCCCATCTGCTTTCTTGTGGTCTAACCTGGTATGTCCATCCATAATAGATACCCATCTTTTGTATGTTTTATTTTGCTGCATAGCTTCCTGATTACATTGAAAGCTTCTGACCGTATTACTTTCGTTTTCTGCAATAAATTTTGCTCTATCCAAAGAAAAATAATAAGGATTATTCGTGTTTTCTTTAGTGGATTCCGTCATCCTATCTGCTTGCATTGAAATATATTGTTCAAATTCTGAATCTGTCGTTGCGTAACCATCTATAGATTCTAGGTATTTTTTTACAAATTCTTTTTTCGCAAAATCCCAATTAAAAGAATTGTATTGTTGCATAGTAAAAAGTAAAATCATGACATATGTAAATTTTTCTTCCATGATTTGAGCCAAAGAAATTCGTTTCTTTTTTTCACTTTCAGTTAACTCCATTTCTCCAAAATACTTTTCATATGGCATAGACCTTTTTGCTTTTATCAATCTATTTAATTCGTCAAAAGATGCCGCCGGCAACATTTAATCACCGCCTTTTGAGTCTTGTTGAATAGCTGTTCCATCTAAAATTGGACTGTTAGAAATCTGGTCACTGTTATCTGCTGCCAATCTTTCGTTTGTATCGACATTTTCATCATCGTTTTGGGCAGTAGTAGATGAGATTTTGGATTGTTGAATAGCTTCAACTATTTCTTTGCTATCGTTCCAAACTTGTTCAACATCCGGAAACACTTCTGCTTCTTTAAGGACATGGCGCCCATTAAAACCAAGATTTATCATTTGAGCAACAAAATTAGCCTTATTAATCAAATCATAATTTCTTCTGCGATTAAAATGAAAATTCACGTCTGTAATGTGAACATTGCGAATAGGATGACCCATAGGCAAAACATTTTCGGGAACGAAAGTTATAGCTTTCAGAATCAATTTTAATTCTTCTCTTTTTCCGCGTTCTGTCATTTGCTGTTCTCTTCGCGCATCGAGCTCTGTTGCGCTCCATCCAGAAGACATATCTGTAGCAATTCCAGTTGAGCCACCGCCAGAGCTATCATATTGAATGGGAACTTTGCAATCCTGAAAAATTTCTGTTCGAAGGTTTTTTATTGCTGCCAATGTTCCAGAAGTATCAAAACTACTTGAAAGAGGTGCGATTTTGGCTACTTTGCCATCTGCGCTATATGTCAAAATCCAATCTCCAGATTTTGGCTTTATAGTTTCTCCTGTCTTTTCATCCTTTTTAAAATCAATGTTATCTCCCCACCACATTTCCTGTGTTCTTTGAGAAACGTCATTTGTGAAATCAGATAATAAAATATTGAGTGCATCCATTTTAGAAAGTTCTCGTTCAAAGCAACCAGTACGATCAAATGAACGCTCATACTCTACAATAGGCACTGCTTCCATTGGATTTTTTTCTTGTCTAATAACTTTTCCTGCTATAATTTCAAATCTCCATTTATCTGTAAAGCATGTAAAATAATTTTTTCCACCGGATTTACGAAAGCTTACCCCCATAAGCTTTTTTTCTCCCGGACCATTATGGTATACGCAAAAAGCATACCTAGAATCCAAAGAATATACATTCACTAAGGATTCCACGAATTTTTCATCTTTTAAAACCGGATTTGAAAAATCTGTTTTAATGTCAACCATCTTGTATCCAACGCCGCATATCTCCACAAATTCACCCATAGATTGGTCTTTATATGCAATGTTTTCTCCATTGCAAAGCATTTCATTTAGGCCAGAAATACCAGAGTCATCAATCGTTGCATTTGTTGCATGCATTTCTTTATCTCCGCGTTGAACTAGCATAATAGGATCACTCCAGTTATATCCTAATTTGAATTCTTTTACATAATTAGCCAAATTGCTATTCACGCGAACATCTATGTCTGATCTGATTTTTTTTTCTCTTTTTAACGGCTGTATACCTCTTTCATAATCAATCAGAAAATTTATCTCCAACACATTCATTCTGTGTTTAGCATAAGATTTCCCAAGCGCTTCAATGATGTTATCAGCCGTGATTTCTGAATAATCTGTATAAATTTTTTTTCGTCCTAATAATCTCACAAGCACTCTCCTATTATTTGCGTAAAATAAAAAGCGTTCAGACTTTCTGAACGCTTCGAAAATGTTTTTTGATTTATTACATATATTATTATATTACACATCTACATCTACTTTTAGTTCACATTTTCCTTTTGTCGAGCAAATAAAAGAAATACCTTCTTGCATCAAAAAATGCCGAGTAGCTTATCGGGATTTCCGCAACGCTTTGCAAATAATAGAATGATTGTTCATAGCAGGCGGATTTAATGATATATTCCCACAAATCAGGAGACGCTTCTTGTGCTGTCTCCTCAATTAATTTAACTTTTTCTTCCATCATTGCCCTTCGAATTGCTATATTGGCTGTCTCATCTACTTTTGCATTCGTCTTAGAAAAAGGCATTCCTGTGATGACCTGTGTTTTCGGAGAAATGACATCATTTCTTAACTCTTGCAAAAATTCTGGATATTGTTCGCAAAATCCTTTTAATTCCTTGTAACGTTTTTGGGAAATTCCATATTTTTTTAAAGTCCCATGCCGTCTTTTATCCATAACACCCTCCTATATTGGACTGCTCATAATCATTGTTTTTCTATGTTCGGGAACTGCAACATATTCTGCCATCATTGCCAAACTATCAGGTCCATCATCATGTAGTACTTTTGCTTTTGTTGTATATGTAGTTACATTTTCCATAAATAATCCATAATCTGATTTTGGCTTATATTGGCTGGGATGCAAAAAATAAAAATGTTTTTTAATATAATTTGAATTAACAAGAATCTTCGTCTCTTTATTTGCGCTAGTAAAAACCGGGTCAATTTCTGCTCTACATTTTCCATTTATTATTTTTTGCACATTATAAGCCACTCGATTTCCGGCATTGTTTGACTCAAAACGAATCATATGAGGATTATGTCTTATTAAAATATTTGCCGTTTTCTCGTCAAGAACTCCATAGTCTGTATTATCGTCGAATACTACATCTGGAATAAAAAATTTATCTCCGTACTGATATGCAATAGGTAAAGATTCGAAGTCGGTTCCTTTGTCTTTTGTATCGCATACAGCCCATATTGCATCTGCTTCTCTGTTAGGAGCAATAATATATTGATCTGTACAGCCTGGCGGAACATCTTCTTCATTAAAGAAAAATCTTTGAAGGGATTCTGGTGGAAATAGCAATCCTTCGCGTTCTACAGGTTTTTGCTGATAAAGGCAATTAAAAGAAATTTCATCCATAGATTCCTTGGCGTCTATAAAATACTTTTCGGAAAAACCATTTGTTGTAAACAAAAAATTGCTCTTATTATCATCAGTTAATGCCGGAACGGCGATAAATCGTGCTCGCGGATTGCCTTCGTATAATTGCTGCAATCGCCCAATAGGGTCATGTACCGACCATCTGGTTGCAATGTAAAATTCTTTGCAACCTTCAAGTCTACGAGAGCGAAGGTCATTTACCACTTTAGTCCAAAGGGTATCCAGTCGATTTTTATTTAACGCTTCTTCAATTCCAGATACAAGGTCGTCTGCAGTAAGAAATCTGTTGCAGCGTGTCGCTCCGGTAAGCGAGCCATCAATAGATCTAAAAGTCCATGTTTTAAACCTTCCGTTTCTTTCCATATTTACGGTTGTTTCTTTCGCATTAGTACCTTGTAATTTTACATCTGGAAAAATTTCATGCCACGTATATTCCACCGGATCATTTATAATTTCAAGAACTCCATCGTAAAGCGATCTGGTCAAAATACTACTGTGTGCAGAAGACAAATTAAAATCATTTGGGAACCACCCTCCCACCAGCGAGAGAAAGAAATCTTCTAAAGTGCTTTTGCCACAGCCTGGCGGCACACTCAGGCAGAATATATCTAATTTATCATCCATTAAATCTTGTAGAGATTGAATGATTCCATGTTTTAAAAAAACTTCTCTTCGTGGTTCGTAAAATCTCTCAGATGGAATTCTGTTTTTTTCCAAATACAAAAGTCCACTATCAACTTGATGATTTTGAGCTTCAATAAGTAATATTTTCCAATAAAGTTCTTCGAATTTTTCATCTCCTGTTTTTCCGGCCATTTGTGCGGCCATCATATGATTGTACCGGCAAATTTTCATCGCGCAATTTCTTGCTTCTTCATTTTCTTTAAACGAAAAATCCATTTTCATATTCAGAACAAGATTGTATAAAGAATTTTGCTCAGAATATTTTCGGAGTCCGGTTTTCATGAGATTATTTGCTACTTCTTTATACCATTCTATTAATTTGCCCACAAAAAGAGCCAGAACCCCCTTTCTATATAGTTCTGGCTCTCACATGGCTCTCTATTATTTGTTTTTTAATCTAACCATTTGTTTTCGGCACTGTAAAATCCATATACAACAAATGCAATCAATGCAATCCAAAATATCCAAAACATCCACGTTGGAAAGGAATTTTCCAAATAATCAACCGTTTCTTTTATATTAGATTCGTAAAATGGAGAACGATTTGAAATTGTTCCGTTTTTTAATTCCGTAAAGATTGTTCCCTTAAGCGTGTCCTTTACGCCATAATACTTATATCGTTTCTTTCTTGAAACTTTTATAGTTTTTAAATATTTGTTTTCTGGTAAAATAATTTTTTCTATTTTGAATTTTTGCTTGCAAAAAACAATCTTTTTGCATTGTTTTACTTTTTTTCCAGCATAGTCCCAAGACCAGTATATTCGTGTTTTCTCTTTCTTGTTTCCCTTTGAATCAGTTGTTGTGTAAGTTTCTTCATGCATATTATAATGCTCTTCAATTTTTATAATTCGAATATACTTTCCGTTGACGCCTTTACAATCGACTGGTTTTACAGCTTTCAGTTCCCCATATACAAATGCATTTCCTACATTAGTAGCCATGCCATATACGAAAATATCTGGTTTTTCTACCTTTATTGCGGTGTTATACTTTTCGTTTGCATCCGCGGCTGATTGAACTATTTTAGAATAAAAAATACTTCCAATTATCAGCATGACCGCTATTATTGCAATACTTGCCACAACCTCTCTTTTTGTGATTTCGCGTCTATTCATAAATTATTCTCCAAAAAGGTTTTGAGGAGCATCACTTGAAACATCAAAATCCAATTCTTCAAATTTTTGTTTTTGATACCCAAGTGCATTCAAAAAATTCCTTGCCGGAAAGCTTTTTACATACCGCTTATACTCTTTTACTTGTTTATTATAATTTTCTCGATATTGAGAAATAAGATTTTCTGTGACAGAAAGTTCATTCATAAATTGGCGATAGTTTTTATCAGACTTCAATTCCGGATAAGCTTCTCCAACCGCCGCAATAGCAGTTGTTGCACTTTCGATATTTCCGGCCGAACTACGTCCATCCACAATAGACTCCAGTGTTTCTGATTCATGCTTATCATATTCTTTTACGCAATCTGCAAGATTTCGAATCAAACTTTCTCGTCTTTTTTCTTGAACCTTAATATTGGACTGTGCCGCATTTACTTGTTCTTCCATTGTGATTGCCTTATTCTGAAAATTTTGAACCAGAAATATTCCTGCAATAGTCAGTAATGCAATTCCGATAATTCCAATTAATATTACTTTCCAAATATTTTTCATTTTATTTTCCTTTCATTCAAAATTCTTTTCTCTAAACAACGTTCAAGCGGCAACATTGGCTTCTTTCTCGTTAGAAAAATTCGTTTTTACTCGATGCTTTGTAAAAATGCAACTAAGGCATAAATCCACAATATTCCGCAAGCCAGAAACCATGCTATGATGCCGATTGCGGTTTCAGTTTTAACCGCGAGTACGACCGTTATTTTATACCACAACAATGACACGACTATTAACGCTATAAAAGAACCTAGCATCATTTATTGTCTCATTCTTTCATTAATGCAAGCTTCTTGCCACACAATGGACATTTCGAAACATCATGTACATTTGTGCCTTTAGGAGACCAATAATATTTCGTGCCGCAGTCAGGACATATGATTGCTATGACTTCATCTTGGTTCTCATTAATTTCGTCTGCATTTTCTCCGATACCCAAATTTTTCTTCCATTCGCAAATCAGTTTGCTCAAATCGAGGGACAAGTTCTTGATTGCCGTTTCAACATCACATTTCTCGCTAGTTTCTGCAGCAATTCTATGCCAATCAGCAATACCTTTACAAATTTTCAAGCGTGTTTTTTCAATTCTTGATGCGTGTGAAGACAGTAAAGGAATTGATTTATTCTCTGGTTTGCAATATTTTTTCAATACTTTATGAAAACGTTCATCGCTGCCCATGGTTTTCTTGCAAATAGCCATAGTTAATCCTTTCTCTTCATCAAAAACATCATCTTCGCAGCATTTGACAACCGTCTTAGTTCCATCAGACCAGAACACAATAGTCGCTGGGTCGTTGAAAATCACATCGGTAATATGAACTCCGGCCGAGAGATTGATAGTAATTTCAGGGTCATTAATTACAGGGAGTTTAATCTCAACTTTAGGGTCTCGGATGCCATATACATTACGCATATGTCGAACAATGTCATTGTATAATTCTTCAGCCATTGCTCTGGTTTCTGTTTCAGTTTCAAATTGTGTGTTTGAAATTATTTTGGCAGAACCATCATGGCTATTCACTATATAATATGTATCGCAACCCATACCATGAATAGAGTTAAATATTCTATCCTGTTGCTCATGAAATTCCGATATTCCTTGAATGCCAGCCTCCAATTTCTTTGTTTCTTCCATTTGCTTCATAATTTTATTGATATGTTCGATATTCATCATCCTTATACCTCCATATAATTTGATAAACCGACGCGGTCCAACATCGAGTAATCGCCATTCTCGAAAGCCGCATAAAACGAGCACCTAAAATTCGAATAATTTACGGGCGAGGCCCACTTAACAACAATTCATTTTAGTGTGCTATTACTGGGTATTTAAACTTTCCTCCGAGACGCATATTCACTTGATTAATTATTAATTTGCGAGGGATTATATCTATCGTATATCCCCCTATAATTTCGTATAATTCTTTTTTAGTCTCTGTATTATAGGAAAAGCTACCCCGACTAAGGTTGATTAGTCGCCATTTTCCATCATACATAATCAAATAAGCAATCGTTTCTTTTGTTTCTTCACATATTGTAAATAAGACGTCTCCTGGTTCTATATTTTGAAAGCGTTCTTCCATAAACTTCTCCTTTGTTTTCAATATTCCAAAACAATTTTACATTTCTTTTTGTAATTCTGTGTCAATTAAGAAATGCCGTTTGCAACTTGAGCCCTTGCATCGATACAATAAATTTCTTATTTTTGTATTTTGTCCAATTGGAAATTGTCTCTTGCCGCAATAAGGGCACTGTATCCAATATTCTTTTCTTTTTTTGCCAGCTTCATCATCTGGTATTTTAAATCCTTTAATTATCAACATTCCATTTCCTTCTTTTTGGGTTGACTGTGTAAAATCACTTTTATCCATCCCTTAACCACGACATCTCCATTTTCATTTAAATATTTTTTAAATTCCATATACGGAATTAACTCATCGGACAAATTTCGTACAACACATTTTTGGGCATAGTCAATAGCCTCCGCGTCATATTCAAAATCGCGAACAATATTTTCCCCTGCCAGAGTCAAAATTTTATATTCTCTCGATTCCAAAATAGGCTGCCGAACCATTGGGCGAACGATTTTTTTCAGTCTTTCATTCTCTTTTTTTATTCTTTTATATTTTTGTCTAAGATTCATTGCTTTTCCTTCTTTCAACAAAATTATTTATATCCTATCAATCGCAGCCTCTTTTCGTTCGTAATATTCTTCTTTTGATATTTCAATCCAGCTACCTTTTTCGTCGCCTTTTGGCTCTCGGAAGAATCTATTGATATCAATTTTCTGTTGCTTGCCATCGGCAGTTACTAATGCATGGAATACACCAACGGTATCAAAATCACCGTTCTTTTTGTCAGTTAAGAAATCTTCGCAGTAAACTTTGATTGATTCTTCACAAGGCATATACGGCATTGTTATAGGAAACATTTCATCAATGATTCTTCTAACCAGGCCAGAAGAATATGTGATATCCGGGTTATGAATATTAACACAATATGAACTGTTGACGTCATTGTATTTAACAGTTCCGTCAGCATAGATTTTCTTAAATAATGAACTCATCCGTTTACATTGATATACTTTTGGACCGTCTTTAGGACGTGAGCACAGATTCCAAATATCATCTGTATCCTCGATAGGCGTTAATGGTTTTCCGTCTAAAAGACGATTCAATATAGCCTGAGTCATTTTAATACTGAAACCAGAATGACCGTCGTCACATAAGCTTTCAAAAGCTTTTAAAGCACTCTCATAACAGGCGCATCCATAGTCAAATTCTCCTTCTTTTCTATTTGGATTCTCTTTCTTACAGGCAATATCAACCTCTCTTTTTGCCCAATTTAATAAATTACTCATATCTAGCTCCTTTCAAATATCAACGCCCATTTTTTGAGCGAATTCTTTAATCTGTTCCATAGTCAACCATTCAGGTTTATCACCATCCGGGAAACTATTCCAAATATCAATCATGGTTTGAATCTGCTCTTTCTCACTATCCGCCCAAAGGCAATTAGCTGACCCTCCAATTCGCAAGTAGTAATCACAATCTTGTCTTAATCTGTCCAATAACATATAACGGAATTTCGGTTCTTTCTTACCCCAGTCTTCCATAGTCAATCGTCCCCTTTTAGTGGTCATTAATTCCTTTCGATCTTCGTACATAGCTAATTTCTGTATAGCGTAATCGAGTACCTCATACCTTGAAAAGTTTTTCCATTCTACATCAGCGCCATAACTCAGATATGCCTTTCCGTCGTAATCCCGATACGTCAATCTCCTAAGGTTTTTTAGATGGGAACCAATACCCTCGCCTTCCCATCTCTTATTGCATTTTCCAATATAAGCAACTGCCCGTTTATATAGCCAGCTTTTAAAATCCATATGCCCTCCCTATAAATAATTCCAGTGGATTAATCTTTTTTAATACCACCGGAACTTTTTATATATATTATTTAAATTTTTTTATTCCATTCTCCCCCCCCTTCAAGGCAGTTAAAATAAATGCTAACGTTTTATTTACTAATTTGAAGAGGGATTTAACATTTAAGAAAAGGGTAATTTATGATAATATGCCGCTAGAATAACATAGTCGCATAAATATCATAAATAGAAGTGGTAGGAATCGAACCCACTACACGCTGGATATAAGCCAGATGCTCTACCAATGAGCTACACTTCTATAAATATCCACTCAGTCAAGATGCATGATTTTTGAAATTTATTGATAATTAACTAAAACGGTTTCTTTGTAAAAATGTAAGTCACATACATTAGACATAAGGAGGTACTATTGTCACTGAGCGGATAAACGAGACCAGCTGGATTCGAACCAGCAAAATGCAGGAGTCAAAGTCCTGTGCCTTACCGTTTGGCGATGGCCCCAAGAGTGACTATTCGCCGCTATATTTTTTAGAAAATTCAATTGTCCGGATAACTTCTCTCGGAATGGAAATAGTCCCCTGCTCTGTTTCTAGTCGAAAAAGTTCCGTTTCTTTATCGTAACAATATCCTGAATTGCCATGAAGCACATATACTTCTGTTTCTCCTGTAATAAATTTGATTTCTACCATTTTTACCTCATCCATATACACGCTATTGAAAGCGTATATCCCAAAATACATAAAGCCAAAAAGAAATTTACTAAACTGAAAATCTTTCCTTCGTTATTTTTCATAGTAGAGATTAACCCCATAATATGAAAGACGATATCCCAACTGCATAAACAGGTTACAATTATTTTAAAACAGAGCATTTAATCACCCATTATCCTTTCTAAGATTCTTTCAGCTAACTCTTTTGTGTCTCTTAAATGCTGTTCTTTGAGAACGGATTCTATACTACATTTAAACGCTTTATAAAATCCTTCCCTCTTTAAAAGTTCTTCACGAATTGTCTTTACAGCCCTTGAAATTTTATTTTCTTTGATATTTCCCAGCTTTCTTCCGCAAAACGGACAATTATAAATACGGATTCCTCTCGAACCAGAAAACTTCTTGTGATTATAAAATAAGAACCAGCGCCCTCTGGAAAGTTTTTTTAAAAACCATTTGTCTTCGTCATTTATAAGAATGTCGCATTCTCCATTACTTTTTATTTCTTGGCATTTGCATTTCTCATTTTTCATTTTTTGATCTTTCTCCCTTTCTGCATAGCTTTTACGTTGGGATAATTTAAGGGTAAATGAATCAATGGTTCCGCGAATGTATCTTTTATTGCTTTTAAATCCTCGTTACAAACAAGAGTCGCTTCTGAGCTATATATTTTTTGAAGCTCAACTGTTTTGCTGATGTACCACTCAGCCCTCCTTAAATACTCTTCGCGTTGCTGTTTAGCAAACATATCGTGATACTTCCGTGCATTGCACCGGCAAAAATTAATAGCCCTATGTATCCCAAATATGATTACCATTGCATCTATACATTTATTATCACAATCTATATTAAATTCCGAATAATTCATATCATTGGTCATATTTAAATAAGCGTTTTAAATTTTTGTTGGGATTTTATTGATTCTGAAAGTGTTTTTGTAATCTGATGTGTTTTTGATGATGGCTGAGATGCATATGATGCTCGCATATAAAAGACCCCTTTTTGTTTTTTGGGAGCTCGGAAAGGTCACTGGCGGCTGGGGCGTCCTTCTTTTAGACCCCTACCCCGAAAGTCACTATTTTCCCTTTCGTTTCCATTTTCAACTATTCGTTAAACATAAGTTTTGCGAATAGTTAAGCTGTATTTGATATACACATTGCACAAAATGCAAGGGCTGTTTTGTATATATTTATATATCTAATATTCAGCCACCTTATTGTGTCTATTGTTTGTGAGATAACTATTATTGTCTGACTATTTATCTATAATTCCGGCGGCTCTGGAGCTGGCAGGCCTGCATATGCTGCATATTTTGCAGCTATCTGCTCCCTTGTCTCGTCCGGTAACGCCTCCGTGTTAGCTGTCTGAATAGGTGCCGTTTCTGCCATTCCGTAGTTTGCTTTTGCGATAAATATTAGATTGGCATTAGCCCCAGCCTGGTTGTGAAGCCTGTCAATCGTGAAGCCCTTGCAGGTGTCCAACCACATTTTGACGGTTTGTTTATATATATTACTCATCTTAGCGTTATTATGATAATTATTAGATATCACTGTATTATTTAATCCTGTTAATATACAAAACATATTAATTGTTGGCAATCTATTATACTTAACACATAACCTTATATATATGTTAAATATTTCATTTAATAATTCAATATCATTCTTATCTGGTTTAGTTATATTATTTTTTATATAAAATAACATATCATTAAAATTATCTCTTATAATCTCTTTGTAATTATCATCGCCAGGTATAATATTTAAGGTGTTTGTTATATACTCATCAGCATAATAAAATATATCATGTTCGTACACCTCAACCCCCTGGGCTTCCGTTGTATTGTCCTTCATCTTCTCACCACACTTTCATGCGTTAAATCAATACAGAATGATATATAAATAATATATATTTATTCAAGATATTCGTTCCCTTATTCCCGGCATCCTGCACACGCTCCCGCTGTTCCTTCTTTCTCACGATCCAGAAAAAAGAAAAGCGCTAGAGTTTTATTATTTATAATCTCTAACGCTTTTTGTAATCATTTATTAAATTATCTACAATCTATCATAATTATTTTTTTATGTCAAGTATTATTATTCTAATAATTATTATTCATTTTACTTTTGATTAACATTTTTATATGATTCAGACAACAAAAAAGCACCTGCCGAAGCAAGTGCTTTATCTTCCAGAATGGAACTATTAATTTTTTGGTTTTCAAAATTAAGCTAACATTTACATCCCAAAATGTTACCATTAAAACCATGTCTATATATTACTTCTTCTCTCCGTTTTTGTCAATAAGTTCTTTTACTGCATCTATGTTTTCTTGTATAGTATTGTATTCAGAATTACGATGTCCTCCAAATGCATGATAATCATGGTAATAATACCCAATACTAATGTATCCGTTTGGCATTTTTATCCGAAACTCATTATTTGACTTAAAAACCATGCCCTCAGGCAAGGTAGCTAAGAATCTATCTAGTTTTCTCCTTTTATTGAATTTTTGCATACCATTTACCCCTTTCATCCTAATAAATCAGCGTCAATTCTCTTTCGTCACTATGTATAAAATTGTCCGCCTCTTTTAGATTATCAAACGTTTTTACAACGTTCCACTCTTCGTCCTCGACACCGATTTTCATTTCTGTAATTTCTTCGATGTCGCCAGACTCCACGGTCTCGCCGTCTTCGTCATAGATTTCTGGTAGAACACAGTATTCCGTAACCAGATAACACCCGCCGTAAGCTGTAATATCTGTCTTATATTTTTTTAAGACTTCTCTTGCTTCTTCTAATGTGTCACAAGATTTTATTAATTCTTCAGAAACACCATCGCAAAAAAATGTACACCCCTGCACTATTTCTGAAATGTCTCTTTCTTTAATCTCTCGTGTGGCTTTGTAAATATTCCATTCTTTCATTTCTTCTCTCTCCTTTTTGTTTGTTTAGTGCTTTTCTTTATGTTTATATTGTAACACGTTCGCCCATATAAGTCAACACTAATTTTAGTGTTATATCAAAAATATTTTATTTTTTCCTCGTCTGTAGGGATTATTTCTATTACGTCTGACGGCTGGCAGCGTAATAATAAGCATATTTTGTTTAGTGTATCTGTTGTAATTCCTTTCCCTTTTCGTAAACTTTGCATAGTTCCTTCGCTTAAAATCTTTTCTTTCCGCATCCTCACACTGGGGTATCCTCTTTTTTCTAATTCTTTCATGACATTTATTTTGTACACAAACATTCTTTTTGTCCTCCTTTTTTTACATATTATATACTATTCTATTTTATAATGCAACACGAATTTTATTATTTTGCAAAACATTAATTTTAGTGTTGACATTTAGTCGTTCAAATGGTATAATGTAGACAGTCAGAAAAGGAGGATAGAAAAATACGCAATAAAAAAGCCGGCTGTTAAAAATCACACACACCACAGCCGGCAACGCCAAACATAAATAAATAGAAAAATGAAAGGCATCTGTATTATAACAGATGAAATGGTGAAAATCAATGAAATACTTTAAAAATGTAAATTCTTACAACGAATTAAAAAAGGCATACAGAGAACTTCTTAAAGCGAATCACCCAGATAATGGTGGCGACGTTGAAGTTATGCAGGCCATCAACGTTGAATACGAGGCACTTTTTCCAATCTGGAAGAACAGACAGGAGAAGGAAAGCGGCGAAATCATCAACGAAACAGCGGTAGAAACACGTAGAAGATTCTATACCCAATTTGGTTGGGAAGGGATCCGCTACGATTGCGATTTATCTTTGAAAGAAATCGCTAAAATTGTACGGACATATATCAAAGAAAAATACCCAACATATAAATTCAGCGTCAGAATCCATTACGCTTCTATGTGCCAGGAATTGACTGCGGTTTTAAAGGAAAGCCCTATCGAAATTTACAAGACTGCAGAAGAAGTGAGCGAAGAAGAAGAGCTTGTTTTCATCAAAAAGGCGGAGCGACATGGTTTGTGGAATTTAACCTCATGGACCCGTGAGGTTTTTGAAAGTGAATACAAAAAAATCACAGAAGAGCACGGGGATTTTTACAAAATCATGAACGAAGCCACGAAAGCAGTTATTGACGACGTGGACGCTTTTGTAAATTCCTATAATTATGATGATTGCGATGGAATGATCGATTATTTTGATGTTAATTTTTATTATTTGGGCTGTTGCGAAAACAACGGCGAAAATGTTAAAATCGTGCCGAAAACCGCACGCATCAAAAATAAAAAAAGCGAGTCGAAAGTTGCAAAGGAAGCAACTTCCGAAAATATCAACTTTAAAGATCTTCATTTTGAAATCTCAGAAGATGTTGACACGCGCAACAACGAAAAAATTTATTGTGTGAAAATTTCTGAAAAGTTGACACGCGAAGAATACAAACAGGCCAATGAAGAAATGAAGGCTCGCGGAGGGTATTACTCTAGATTTAAACATGCCTTTATCTTTAAAGAGGACCATTCTAAACTCTTAGGAGTTCCTGGCAACTCAAAAGCCTCCTATATAGATGATCTGGAGGAGTACAAAAAGCACATTTTAAAAGAAATAGAAGAAGATGCGACAGCGGCCGGAACGACCGTCGAAGAATACGCTAATAATGATTATGAGCTTCGAGTTGATGCGGCGCAGAATCTTGAAAAGCCTAAAAAAATAAACGGAACAGTTTCATACAAAAATTTTATAGGTTTTTTTGAAGTTTGCGAAACTTCAGAAACGTGTCAATTTTATCTGGATTGTGTGGAATTTTCTGCATCAAAAAATTATATAACTGATTGCGAACTTTTGACGCTGCGCCGAGTTGGCCGCCAAAAATTAAAAAAGTTAAAAGGTGAAAACTCCTATTACAAGAAAGAGCCGGAAGATTTTGCAAAAAAATATTATGAAATCAACGAAGAGAACGCCCGACTTGCTCAAGAATTAAATAGCTTTTCTAAATATGAAACAGGTTCAGCAACAAGAATTTATCATGAAAAATGCGATTTTGCGTACAGTATTCTTGATAAAATTTTAGATGAGCATCCAGAGCAAGCAGAAAGTACCGCTCAAAAAATCGACTATTATTGCAAGAAACTAGCCGAATATTATAATGACTATTACCGTAACGAAGCGTCATGTCCTTCCGTTTTAATTTGTGGCCCTGCAAATTTTCCAAGTAAGAAGAAAGAACGTCAAAATGAACGTCGTACGCTCTTAATTGAGCGATGGAATTATTTAGAAAATTATCTTTCTAAAATTCAAAACTTTTTTAATGTTAGCCGCCCAATAAAATCTGGCGACCCAGATGCAATTGAGCAATTAGAGAAGAAAATTACAGAGCTTGAATCAGAACATAAATTGCATTTGAGCGCTAACAAATATTATAAAAAACATAAAACCTTACAAGGCTTTGAGGGCTTAACATCTGCGGAGATTTCTCAAATTGAAAGCCTCATCCGTGACCCTAGCAGGTTTGTTCCGTTTTATGTGTCCAACGAAACCACCAACCTCAGACGCTATAAAGCCAGACTAGAAAGATTGAAAAAAGAAAAAAATTTAGTGGGCACTTGTGAATCTGTCACAATTCCATATCAAGGAGTGGTTTTTAAAATGGTTGAAAATACCGAAAACATGCGATTGCAGCTCTTTTTTGAAGGCAAACCAAGCGAAGAAATACGTGCCCTTTTAAAATCTCATTCTTTCCGTTGGTTTGGAAAGAATAAATGTTGGCAACGCCAGTTAACTAATAACGCTCGTTTTTCCTATAAACGTTTAAAAGAAGAGTTGAAAAATCTCGATGGCATCAAAACGGCAGCGGTATAAAACGCCGCGGAGGTTACGAGGGCAAACGGAGGATCGCGAGTGTATATCAAGGAAAGCGTTATCATTTGGGCTATTATGTGGAGAAAAAAGATACTATAGTTGCAAGAAAGGAAGTAGAAAAACAGATATATTGAGACTTTTTTTGCAATGGTTTAAAACAACCTATCTGAAACAATGGGAAAAGCTTCAAAAGAGAGGAGGTCAATATAAAAATCCTGAAGACAATTCATGATTTGTCTTTCTAAAAAATTACATATTTACATTTTATATCCTTTTTTCCAATTAAGGCGAGGTAATTTCATTTTTCTACCCGTAACGGAATGATATTTCTTTTTTTGAAAAAACAAAATTATAAAAAATCCACCAATATCCCATCAAGGCGTGAATCTAAATTTCGTCAAAATTCACACTTTACTTTCTGCCAATCACATTAATTCCGCTCACGGCGTATTTACTTTTTCTCAGTTTTTGCATCCTTGATTCCTGAGATTCCTTGCTTTTATTTTTACGATCATATTTATCTGTTTTAGTTCCCAAAGTTTTCCCTCACTTTCTGGCCTCTGCTCTTAAAATTAATAATTTCTATGTTATTTCGTATTTCTTTTGGCAGTTTTCCAACCACTATCACTCTGGATGGATTAAGCTGCTTAACCATTTCTGAAAATCCATCACAAAATTCTTTTGTTGATTCTTTGTTTTGCATTCTTCCAATCGTACTACAAGCTATTAGCGATTCTTGCGGCAATCCATCAAAACACCAATCCCAACAATATTCTGGCAAAATATTCACGTTAGGGATTATTTTAACACCGTTGAGCGCCATATAATGCCCCAGAACACGGTTTCTGTATTTGTTCCATAGTTGCATAGCTATAGGCATTCCGTTGTGCCCTACGGCTATGCTGAAATCTGGAGTAATAACACTGTGAAAGCATTTCAGATGTTCTATGTACTTATCTGGGTTATTCCAAATTCTCTGAAATTTCATATCATCAATATAAAAATTTACAGTAAAATCACGATGATTTTTGATTTTTCTTCCGAAGCTATTTTCAAAGTCTATCGTATCATTTCTTGGTATGTTCACAGAGGAATAGAGTGCAGGAAAATCATATTTCCCACATAATTCTGCCCCAGTCAATAAATATTCTTTCATCACAAATAATCTTATACTGGCCATTTTAAGTGAACTAAAGCGAAAAAGTACAAAAAAATAACAGCTTACTAGCTGTTTTTATGTCACGCACACAAGTTTTCCTCCTTCTTGTGTATTTATAATCTAATATGTGAATGTATGTTCTGATACCCTAATTGATACCCTGAGGTATTTTTCATAAAAATAAAAATCTCAAAAACCGCTATTTTATGCGCTCTAATGAGATTTTTAAGAACAGGGGATGAGAGAATCGAACTCTTTTTAAAACTCTCAAAATCTGCTTAAATACTGGCTTTTTAAGAAATGCCGTTGATACCTTTTGATGCCCAGGGTATCAATTATATCTTTATAGCCTTCTGAACCTGTTCTTTTTGATGCGCTGCTGTTTTATTTGAATAATAATAATATTTGCGGCTTGTATCAATCGACTTATGCCCTGCCTGCTTCGTTACAACAGCATCATCACATCCGGCATCTATTAGAGTGGTAATGTAAGTCCTTCTGCCTTTGTGTGTAGATCTCAACGGCATTCCTAAATCAGTCAAGGCCCCCTCCAGGCGCTTGTTGAATGTATTGCCTCTTGTGCGCATTCCTCTTTCGCTTTGCAGTAAGTACTCTGTATGAGGGTTTAATTCTACAATCCTGTTAAGCGTTTCTATGCCTTTCTCTGTGAGAATCACATCTCTGAAACCGGCATCCGTCTTTGGGAAATCCTGTACACCAATAACTGTCTTTTTGCTTTCGTCCTTATATCTTGTTTCGGTACGGCGAATTTTCAGAACATCTCCGTCCCAATCTGAACGTTTTAGTGCTGCTAATTCTCCAACACGAATTCCTGTTTCAAGAAGCAATAACACCCCTAAATCCCTTATGGTGCCTCTCTCTTTTAAGTATTCACAAAGCCTTGGCAATTCATCTTCGTTAAACACCTGTTTGTCCGTTTCAACTACTTTTTTTGTAAACGAATTCTTTGACAGCTCCAGGTCGTTGAAAAATGTGGATATTGAAATTGTGGCCCATTTTCTTTTTTTGGCGAATTTAAAAATCCCTCGAACAATGAGCCTTAATCCGGAATAGGTTTTCGGAGTGAGCTTATTTTCTATTATCTGTTTTTTTACAAAAGCTTCTAAATCATCTTCTGTGATTGTTTTTATTCTCCTGTCTGCAAATCCAGACTTTTCAAAAAAGCGAATAAAATCTGTTTCGTATCGGTCAGCACTTCCTTTTTTGATTTCCTCAAATTCCAGCTTATTTTCAAGCCATTTTTCAAAAACTTCTGAAAGTTTAGGATTTTCCTCTTGCTGCTTCCAGTATTCTACGATCAAGTCTTCGATTTCTTTTTTTGTCTTTCGCTTTCTAGAAACTCTTTTTTCTTCGTCCGGAAGATAAGTATGCCATTTTCCATCTTTGCTTTTCCAGATGCTATACGGATGTTTTTTTAATAATTCTTCTCTTTTTGTCATTTCAATTTCTTCTTGTATGCGTGACAAATCAATTATGCCATTTTCTATAGCATATTTCAATACTTCATCCATAAAAACAACGAGGGGCTTAAATGGCCCCTCGCTCCTCCCTTCACATCAAATTTGAAGCGAATCTTTGTTTTAATTTATCCATAAAGTCTTCTGGCATCGGAGAAGCATTATCGCTCCAGCTTCTCTGCGCATTATTTTTATCTTCCAACAGTGTCTGGTTCTTACTTTCAATCTGGTTCTTGCAATCCAAAATATGCCTATTTTCGAACTTGCCTTTCTCGGTTCTGTATTGCCTCATAAATCCATTTTGATAAAAAGGCGAGTGTTTCTCCCACTGTTCATCTAAAGCCCATTCTCGAAGCTGTCTAGGGCTCACAACAGCCTTTTGGATTAATGTCGGTAATTTGTAGAACTCTTCTTGTGAATTACTGCCAGAATTTTGAATTGCTTTTAAAACTACTTCCCAGGCTTCTAATTCGTTCATTTCGTTATCTTTTCCAAAAATTTCTTCTACCCTGGTTGTTAATTGCCCAATACTTGGAGCAAATCCTGAGGCATTATGGGTAATAAAATCACGCAGTGCTACGCCAATCTGCTTTCTGTCATAATCTTTGAGAAGTGTAAACCAGGTATTTATCGTGATAGTTTTATCCTCCGGCTTAAAATTAGGATAAGTAGCCTGTATTGTCATTAAGATTTCTTTTGTCTCATCTCTTGTCACTACGCATCCCTCCAATCGTCAAATACAGTTTTCTTTGCTGCCCCAGCATTGTGTTGCCGGTTATCGTAATTGCCATCCAATACCTTGGGGAAATTATTCGGCTTTACAAACCAATCAAAAGTTATCTGCCAATTATTGGATTTTCCTTGCAAGTAATCACTCTCTTTTATCTTGTCAATGGCTTCTAGCACTTCTTCCAGGCTATATTGCCGCAGTCTTGCTTTTAATCGCTCTCTTCTTTGTGTTCCTGGTTTAAGTCCTCGAAGTGTTTTTATCCCATATTTTCCTAATTCATTCCATTTTCGAATGATTTCGTCCTCCGTAGAAGGACAAAGAATTTCTTTAGAAATTCTATTATTATATTCTATTTCTAATTCTTTATTCTTATTCTTATTCTGTTGCGTGACGTCACGTGACATGTCACGTGACACATCTTTATTTTTGGAATTTTCTAGTAATTCATTCTCTCTTTCTCTCTGTTTTTGCTTTCTAATTCTATTCTGTTCTCTAATTTTTTCCATTCCTTCAACATTTTGATATTCTCCCCAGCCCGGAATTAACAATAAATCCTCGTTTCTGGTAATCATATCAAATTTTTCTAATGCATTTAATGCCAGTCGAACCACGCTCTCGTCAAATCCCAATTCATCAGCTAAAGTTTTTGTTGTATACGGGATATTTTCAGTAAGGAATATCATTCCACCAGAATTACATTTGCCTGCCATTGTCAAAAGCATCACCCATATAAGGACAATATTGTTACCTTCTGGTAAATTTCTAATACACTTAATTTTCCGATTGTCAAACATATCAAGCGTTATTTTTATCCATTTTACGTCTGCCATAATGCCGCCTCCACTATTTATTTTTTGTCTTTAGGAATTGCCCGGCAGATTCGCCGGAATAATCTAAGAAGTGTATTTATAATCTAAAAATAAGTTTGGATTTTAATTGTTTTTATTTGTTAATATTTCAACAATTTTTTGTCCCGATTCTTCGGGTTTACAGAAAAGAAAATGGCAGCCATATTTTAGTTCCATTGTCTTACAGGCTTTTGCCAAATGCTGCCCCTTCATGCAATTTGGGTATTTCTGTGTCTTTCTATATTTCGGTCTTCCATTTTTATAAACTCCAATTTGTTGATTAGTATTTATAAAGATTTTGCTTCTAGGATTTACCCATTTAAACAAGTCATCTACGCATGTAATGCCATCCTTGTTATCCACCAGAATATATAAGTCAACGCCATAGTTTTTGGCTCTTAAAAGTCCTCTATGAAAGAACCCTTGTCGCTGTACATATAGTTGTTGCAATTTACTCTGAACCCCTTCATTTATTCCGTTTTTGAAACAATAATCTGTGATTTCTCTTTCTGGAAATCGTTCAGAATCATCATCGCAAATCAAATGATAAAGCGCCTCCTTATGTTCAGATTTTTTAAGACCTAAATTGCTAATTTCTTCAAGAATTTTGTTCTTGGCTTTCTTTTTTACTTGCACATCTCCAATTAATTCCTGAATAGAAAATTTTGTATCAACAGCTACGTCTCCTTTGCCTGGAAGTTGGTAATCTCCACATGTCAAACAGCTTCGATTCCAATGAATTCCGTTCCGAATAAACCATTGATGTTTGACTTTATGTTTAGATTCTTGTTGCCTTGTATCTTCCAAAATTGTAATCATTTTCTTGCTTCCTCCACAAAAATATTGAGTTTTTCTTGACAATCTTTGCATAAATCAAGGGCACCAGCACCTAAATTTCTCAAATTTTTTGTAATAGAATATTTCCTGTTCTGAATTGGAACTTCTAGCGTATAATATTTCCCGCATCTGTCACATCTTTTTGCATTCATTATTTTACTTTCCTTTCTTAGTTTTATTACGTTGCCTTTCTCCACGGGCATCGTTCTCTTGGCAAATACGAATCTTCGCACCTGCGGCACAGTCCTTTTTTATTTTCCCAAGGCATAATCTTGTCCCCACAACGATCACAATAATTGCCACTCATTAATTTATTATACATTTTAATTGTGGCTCTTTGCTTCTTGTTTCCAAGTAAAAATACCGAATCTCGACTTCTTAGATCTCTTTTATCACTTTTAAATCTTTCGAAAAAGTTTAGTTTTTGAAGTTGAGAAATACGAATTTGTAGTTCTGAAGAATGAGTTTCGAATGCCCTGTTTTGCGTCAAATCAACACTAGATTTCATCTCTTTTTACCCAACAGTACTGTTTTTATATTGGAAAAGAATGTTTTTTTCTCATTACTGGCCTGAATATATGTTTCTTTTTTTTCTTCTAATCTACCAAGCTGTTCCCTCAATTCTTTAATATCTTCTGGGGTAGATATCGTTTTGGCAATATTTCTCTTTTTTAAGTTTTTTGTCTCATTTACCATTTTATCTAGGGTCAAATCACAATACTCATCTTGCCAGTCGCCCAAATAATAAAATCTATCAATTATCGTCCTATCGGATTCTTTCTGAAATGTCCCAAAAAGAATTGGATCCTTTTCCCTACGTTCCCTGTTTACTTGTCTTTCTATTCTTCCGGTGTAATCCGTAAAAACAATATATAACTGGTCGAACTTATCTTTTGTCGCTTTAATTACCTCAACAATCTCATCGGGAATTTCTCTTTCATAATTTTCCATTTCTATAATCTTAACTGTATCTTTTGCTACGTTATCAATATACTCTTCAATATCATCAAGATAAATGAATGTATTGATACCCATTTTTACAATTTCTCGTTCTTTTTCGATGCATTCTAAATGAAATAGTAGTTTTCTCATCCCTTTAATCTGCCCGGTTATTTTATATTTATTCAGCAGTTCGAGGCAGTTTTCGTATACTTTCAATAAACCTTCGTCATCAATACGATGTTTCTTTTCCTTTAACTTATCAAAATATTGCTGCGGAGTTAATTCTTTTTCTGGGTATTTACTTTTTGCTATTAAGCCATTACTCATAATGTTTCCTTCCTTAATCTTCAATTTTTTCAAATTCAAAAATACTGTTTGCGGTTTCTATGATTAATTTTCTCTCCAATCTATTTAAATTAGTAACAGAGCTAGTTGTTAGATGCTTTTTGCTATAATCAGAACCGTCCGCATCAAGTAAATAGTTTAAATTCATCGGCTTACCCACTCGAATTTACTGGACATCTAAATCAACAATTCTTCCAATTCTCAAAGGGTATCTTCCGTCTTTTCTAGTTTCGCCGTTACTGAAAACTTATAAAAGGTTATAAACTTTTATGTTTCATTCCTACTTCAACGAGTATGCTTTTGCACTGTTGAAACAGATACTACTCACAAGTTCTTGTACTCTCCATAGGCGTAAATTCCTGACTAACGTATCAGTACATATCTGTAATAATTTTAAAGTGTTATGCTACAGATTCCTTCAAAACATTCTCTCCATATCTTTTAAGATTCAAAGCTGCTTGAAAATCTCTGTCGATTACATTTCCACATTCACATTTGTAAATACGGTCTGATAACTTCAAATCTTTTTTGATACTTCCACAACAACTACATAATTTAGAACTTGGAAAAAATCTGTCTGCAATGATTACTGGAATATTATTCCATGCTGACTTATATTCGATCTGTCGTCTAAATTCATAAAATCCCTGTTGTTGCACCACTTTGGATAAATGCCTATTCTTCATCATTCCACTAACATTCAAATCTTCAATACAAATAAATCTTGGTTTTCGATTTACAATTTCAGATGTAGTCTGATTTAAATAGTTCTTACGGATATTTGTTAGTCTATGATTTAATGTTAATAAAAGTTTTTCTTTTTTGATTATATTATTCGTTTTACAGTAACTTTCTCCTTTCTTATTTTTCTCGTATGAACGAGATATGCTACGCTGTAATCTGCGTTTTTGTTTCTCTAGTTTCCTAACTTTTTGAGTTTTATTAATGTTCTTATATTTATTACTATCAGAACATATTGCCAAGTCTTTAACTCCCAAATCTATTCCAATACCGTCATTAGATGGAATAGCAGTAGAATCTTCGTATTCAATGCCTACTGTAATCCACCAATTTATTCCATCATATTTAATATGAGGATTCCTGTATTTACAATCCGTAGGTATTCGATTATTTTCCGCAAGTCTAATCCAATTTATTTTCTGCTTATTCTTCTTTTTGGAAGTAGCAAATCCCTCAACTTTTACATGAGTATCTGAAAATTGAATTTTCACATTATCTTGATAAAAGGATGGTGTAGAAAATTTTCGACTTTTGAATTTAGGAAACTTTGAATATCCTTTGAAAAATCTCTTATATGCATTACAGGCATCTTTAATCGCTTGTTTTGTTACATTATTTGAAACTTCATTTAACCAAGAATATTCCTCTGTTTTCTTTAATTGTGTAAATTCTTTTCTTAAATCACCATCAGATAGGAACTTACCACCATTTTTATAGTTTTCTTTTACTCTTCCTAAAGCCCAATTATAAGCAAATCTGGCAGTATTGGCATATCGAAAGAGTTTTGTCTTTTGTTTATTATTTGGAATCAGCATTACTCGAATTGTTTTTATCATCTTTTTCACCATCATCGTCTATAAGTTCTTTTACAAGTTTTCATTAACTGATGTTTACCTCCTTCCTACTCCTTTGTATTCCCTTTCTTCCGGAATAACTGCCAGATGTCTTTCTGTTTTAATTTGTTCTTGCAGCAAATGTCTGATTCTTTTTATAAAAGCCTTGTTGTTATTATCTGAAGCAAAATTATGAATTCCTTCATATAATTTCATAATGTCTTTCTGTTTTCTTCGCTCTTTCAGTTCTTTCTGCCAGGCTGTTGCAAGCTTATTGCGTTCTGATTTATTTTTACAATCTTCCAAGTCGTGTGTCCACTCATAAGTTTTCTTGTTAAATCCATCAACTTTCGATTTTGAATTTAGATATAACTCATGGCTCTCATCAAGTAATTTTAAAAAATCCCTAATAATTTCAGACGGTTGTTTATCCATATAGTCGCCTCCTATTGAAATGGTAATTCTTCTTCAACCCCTTCTGGGATTGTCATAAATCCATCTGGAGCAGCCGGACCTGTAGGCCGAGGCTGATACTCGTTCGACTGGCAATTATTTTCTACAGATGTACTAGACTTACTTTCTACAAATTCATATTTTTCCACAAAACAATTATTTGTATATACCTTTTCTCCATTTTTGTTGGTATAACTTCCTGTCTGCCATTTTCCTTCCACGATAATTTTAATTCCTTTTCTCAAATGAGTTTCGACAAAACTAGCATTTTTTCCGAAAGCAACGCAAGGAATAAACGCTGTGTTTTTCTCCCCTGCCTTATAGTAACTGTCTACTGCTAAAGTGTGCGTGGCCACTTTAGTTCCTTTCGTGCTTTCTCTTATCTCTGGATCTGCTGTTAATCGTCCCATTAAAATTACTTTATTCATATGCTTTTTCTCCTTTTTAAAAATATGTGAGCGTATCCGCGGCGTTGTTTGCCATCAACTCGACTCGTTTTAAATATCTTAACTGTTGCTGTATATATGGGTCTGAATCTTTGCCTCCCATTGACCTCCAGTCAGATATTCGCTTATCTACATCCTGCAGAACACAAGGAGGGATTAATTCTAAATTTATATCTTCGATGTTTAGATTTTTCATGACTCCTCCTAATATCTAATATTTAAATTACCATTCTCGTTCAACCAATCAATAACAAATTTGAAACCAAGGCCTCCATTTGCCGGTACCCACATACCTTCGCTGTCAAATTTTCCTCCTCGCATTACAAAATCGTATTGTTCTGGATGTGTTATCTTCATCCTCTCTAACCTCCCTACTCCTTTTTCCAAGTGTGCTCCGTAAAGGCAAAACATACAGCCTGTGCGATTGCACCCCGTTGTTTTTAATTTGCAGCCTCTGTAATCTCTTAATATTTCGCAGATGTTTAATTGCCCATCAATCTCCGCATTGTCGTCTATCACAATATCACCGTACACGTCCGAAATCGGAAGATTGTAAGTAAGTAAGGATGTCTTGATTAGTCCAGAACGAAAGTGGACTAGATAGTGGGTGTTTTGCCTCAAATGCATTGCACCCAAATCTTATCCAATTTTCTTTTCTTAAACGACTCTCTTCTGTCATTGTTCCTATAATTCCTGCCTTTTTTAATTTTTTAAAAGGCTTCTTCTTCATTTCTTGACAGCATTTATCGCTAATTCTAAACGGTGCCCCCAACAGAAATTTCCATTGAGGGCAGTTGTATCTACTTGAATTTCCCTGTTTATCTAATAGTGTCCCTTCCAGTTTTTGTATTCTGTATGTATATTTTCCCGTAAGCATACCCCTTCTGGCTTCGCAGACTATATTTGATACCTCTTTGCTGATTACTGGGTACCCGAATTTTGTGATAATTTCTTTAAAATTTTTATCTGGTCTTTCTTACCCTATTCCCCCTTAATAATTTCTTCCGCAATAAGAGAGTCCTCAACGAGTTCTCCTGCATCTTCAAATTCACTTGCGCAGTGAACACACAGCCAAGCATTTTGCGGCGCATTATCTAATGCTTTTTCTATAGCTTCTTTTTGCGAGGACGCTTCGACCTTACAAAGAAATTTTGAGAACACATAGTTCCCATATACTTTATATTTCATTCTTACCACCTTCTTCTTACAAATAAACTGGTTATTATTTCTTGTGCGTAATGGTTTTTGTCAAGTATCTCTTATTTTTCATGTTATTTTGTAAAATTTCGCTTATATATGCTCATGCGGTTCAAACGGTTCTGCGTGTTTTTCCGCTTCTTCTACAATTAACCTATTATACCTTTCTATATACTCTTCTAATGATATCTCCTTCTTATAAAAAGCTAGTGCCAATTCATTATAACTGTACTTTTTGCCTTCTGTTTTATTCCTTTCTTGTCCTAAAGTTTTCATTTTTACACCTGCCTTTCAATTTAAAAAGATGGAGGCCAAAAAATTAATTACTGCAAATACAGACACGGCAGTCCCTGGTCTTCCTTCTTCTCTTTCTTTGACATAACATAATGTACATAAAATTCCTACCGAAAAATTAAAAATTTTTATTATACCCAGCATCTGTCCTCCCTCCTTAAAACGGTATTGTATCAAGTGAAATTACGCTCCCCGAATTAATGATTTCCACATTGACAAGGCTACCAGCAACTTTTTTAATTTCTTGAAGCATAACATCAGGATTGCTCCAATCCTCGGAAAGATGACACAATGCAATATTTTGTAAATCCGATGTTTTGTTCGTCCTTATAATTTCTTTTACAACAGATAAGCTGCTATGCCCTCTAAGGCTATGTTCAAACTTTACCTCGTTTTTATCTACCAATTCATCATTGTGATTGCATTCTATCAAAAGATGATTTAACCTCATCTTTTTGAATCTGTATGGCAGCAGTAAAAAATCAGTCGCATACAACAATCGGCTTCCGTTAGATAGTTCAATTATGAATGCGTAGTTTGGAACATCATCGTGTGGCACATAAAACGGCGTAATTTCAAACTTGTTTTCAAGATTTATCGTTCTTTTTTCTGGAAGCCCAGTCATTAGTTCACCAGAAGTAACTTCAAAATATTCCACAGTTTCATCATTTGTGTAAATCGGTACGCCAGATTCCATGAGTTTTTTGTAGCATAAAGAGTGATCTATATGCCTATGAGACATTAAACACCACCTTACATCTGATAAGCGATAATCAATCATTTTGAGAATCTTCTTCCAAGGAACTCCGCATTCTATCAACAAAATATCCTCATCATCCACAATGGCATATGCATTGCCGGTAGAGCCTGTTCCGCAGCATCTAAGCTCCATGTTTGCCCTCCTTTCTCTTTTGTTCTTCGTGCCTTCTATCAAATTCTTTTTTAAATTCCTGTGGAGAAATTTGATTTTCAATAAGCCGGGCTTCTAATTCTAAATATAAATCTGACAAGCAAATCTTTCCTCCTTAATAATAAATTTCTTCCAGTTCCTTCTTTGCTTTCAGAAGTTCTAATCGCGCAACTGTAATCATGTTCTGGATGGAATTCAGGCTGTCTGTACGTTCACTCACAGGTTTCATCGTGTCATCTTCTGCTACCAGATTGTTTACAGCAATGCTAATACTTTTAACTAATCCCTCTACGGTGTTTATTCTCTGTTGTATCATTAATTCTTCTCCTTGTTTTCTAAATTTTCTGCAATGGCTTTTATTGCATTTACAGTTACGCCGTTTCCTGCTTGTTTATATAATTGACTATCAGAATTAACAAACTCTGCTTTTTCAAAATAGTCATCCGTCCAACCTTGCAGCCTAAAGCATTCTTTCGGTGTCAGCTTTCTAATAGCTATGTAGCATTGATATTTTTCATACCAGACCGCATATACAACCAGTTCTTCCGATACCCGAACGAAGATTCCCTGATTGCAACTCGTGTCGAGCGTGTTGGCGATTTCTTGTCCGACTCTTCCTCTTCTTGTCTTGCTGTTTGGCATTGAGAAGTTCACGCTGTCAATTCCCACTCTGCATTCTGCATAACCTTGTTTTGTTGCTTCTTTGACTTCAATCGCGATTCCGTGCCGGTCCTGTCCTGTTAGTGTGAACATTGGTTCTCCATCTTCTTTGAACCTTCTTCCGTTCATTCCTTTTCCTGACGGATTCACATTGCATACTACTTCGACACTTCTAGGCTCTTTATAATCTCTGCTTGTTAGTGTCGGACAAATATTTTCATATATGCGTGCTTTTCCATCTTGACCAATATAACTTGTATCAAATAATATGGATACTTTGGGCTCCGTGTTTCCTCCCGGCTTCGTACTGATTGTTGGTGCCAATCCATCGCCACTATAAACTCTATCTCGCTGTGAATTTCTACCATTAAGACAGCCAAAAAGATTTAACGAAACACTATTTTTTCCGTCTGTTCCTTCGATAGGAAATATTTTTGAGGTACTTCTCCCTCTAAGATGTCCGATAATAAAACACCTTTCCCGATTTTGTGGCACTCCGAAATCTTTGGAGTTGAGCACCTGCCATTCTGCATCATACCCCCCCTGCTCCATTTCAATGAGCAGTCTGGCGAAATCCCATCCTCCATTAACACTAAGCAAATTCTTAACGTTCTCAATGAAAAGGTAAGTGGGTCTATTTTCTTCTTCGAGTTGTCCGATAAGGTACATAACTCTGAAAAACAAGCTTGAACGGTTCCCTTGAAATCCGAGCTGTTTTCCTGCAACGGAGATGTCCTGACATGGGAATCCGAAACACCAGCAATCTGCGTTTGGAATGTCTCCGGCATATACTCTTCTAATGTCATTTGCGTACCATTCTCCATTTCTGTATTCCTCCTTCAATATTTCTTTTCTCCGTTGTTTTAAAGGCATTTCATTTAAACGTTCTCTTTGCTCTAATGTAAGCAGGTGCATTGATGTGTAACTTGCGGTTGCAAATTTATCGAATTCGCAAAACCCGACGCATTCATGCCCCGCTAATTCCATGCCTCTGCGGAACCCTCCGATTCCGGCAAAAAAATCAATAAACTTCATATTTTAACCTTTCTGCGCCCTACGCGGTGGGGCGCGATTGTTAGATTATCTTGCGATTACACAAGCCGGGGAGAAACGAAACGCCCAATTCGCGTTGTAGTTGCTGACGAAGCCGCTAGTGCTCACGAACCACGCGCTATTAGCGTTGCCACGGTACGCGCTGCGTGTCCAGTGGACATCGGTTTCTCCATTTTCATCAACCTTTACTCTGTCTGCTTCTGTATTGATGTACTCATAGCCACCTTCTAATTCTTCTTTTGATAAGAGAAAAAATACGTCATAAGTTTCTGGGAATTTCCCATTATCTTTGTAAACTGGAGAAAGAAGTTTTCTGAATCCTGGTTCAAAGCGTTTGATAAAACTATCACTTTGAAGATATTTACGAATATCAGAGTCTTCCCATTTGTTATTACCTTCTGCGCTAAACGGCATTTCCTCGAAGAGTAAGTCACGCATCCATAATGTCATGCTATGTTTTCCTGGGTCCATAAGCTTTTCGGCATCGTATCCAATGATGTCAAAAATAGCGGTTCCGACACCCTCAATTTCTACAGAGATACTCCCTTTGCCGTCGAAGAATTCTTTTGCCTTTCCTGCTTCAATGATTTCCCCTAATTCTTCCCAAGTAAGTTTGTCTTCACGTCGTTTTACACAAGAAAATTCCTCTTTCATCGGACTGCTAGCTTTGTTGATTAATCCCAACAGCTTTTCTCTTTCATCGCTTTTTAAATTGTCTAAATTCACTGTAATATTCATATCTTCACCCCTGTCGCCTTATTTCTTTTCATCTTTCTCCCAGTGCGGATCTGTACTTAGTAAATCAGTAGGAAGTAATTTCCCCATTTTTTCGGCTAGCATATTTCTGTAGTCGCTATAACCTGCCCATCCCCCCTGTATCGAATCGTGTATGCTACAAAATCTATCCATGTAACGATTTAAGCGAGTTCTCCCAAAATCAAATTCATCATGCAAAACAGATAAAGCTATTAAAATCTGGCCCTCATTTATAAGAATTCGCATCGGTTCTGATGCTTCTTCCAGCTCTTTTAGTGTCAAATTTGTATCCATGTTATTATTTTTTCGGAAACGTTGTTCTTTACCGATAGCTTTCAATGCCTTATTCTTTTCTTCTTCAGTCATCTCTTCGGAATCGAGAATGATTTTGCAGGCCAATTTTATACCATCATTCCTGGCTTTTCTGTACTCTTCCAATCTCTTCTTTTGATTACTCACTTGTATCTCCTTTCTTTTTTTATACTGCAATTATATGGATTTCTTATTTCAAAATAACATTATCAATATTTCCAATAATAATTGTCGATTTTCCTGTTGCGTCAGTCTTAATCTCAAGACTAGCTCGCTTATTATATACTTCCATAGGAATTGAAATTTCAATTCCACTATCGGTTACCATAACCTGTTTTTCAAGCTTCTTTACAGTACTCTCATTGGTAACAGTGAAGTTATCGTATTGTAAATCGTACTGTTCCATTTTTTCATCAAATTCGGACTTCTTTTCAGGATTTTTTCCAAAAAGTTTGTTTCCTATTTCTTCTATATCAAAAGATTTTCGGTCTACGTATTCTTTTTGTAAAGCACTTTTTGTATCCATCTTTGTTTTTAAATCTGCACCATCATATTTATTAGAAATATTATTAATGACACGGGTAAGAATATTTAACTTCTTTTTTGGAGAAATATTGGTGCGACATACAAGAAATTTTTCGGACAGATAGTAAACCTTCTCACCGTTAACTTCATATCTCTTTTCTAATAATTTTATGCTGCGATCACTCAAATTAATGATTGCAGCTTCTGAAATTCTGGAAGTTCCAGATAAAAATGAGCGAGTTCTGGAAATTTCTACATTGCGAAGCAAATCGTCTTCATATTGTGTTAATTCTCTTGCAACATGATGTGTATAGCTCATTTTGTAATTCATTTTTAAGAGAGCAAGATAAATGGTTCCTTCTACCTGGAAAGTTACAAATAATAAATCAGCAGCAGGAATATCTAACCCTTCACCCATAGCAACGTATAACTTGTTGGCAATAGCCTGACTAGTTTCTATAAAGGAAGTTTCATCTGATTCATCCCAAGTTCCTAAAATAGAGTAGATTGGAGAACATTCCGGGTCAAACTCACAGTTTTTTGTATCATCGCTTGAAACAATTTTGTAAATATGATTTCGAATGAAATCGTGTAAGTCAGGACCGGGATTTAGGAGAGTGTTAGAAAGTATGCATTGTCCTCTATTAGTATCTAAAATATGTAAAACGGCTTTTCTTATAACAATATCATCTCTACATATCATTGCTTTATGCCTCGCTTTCTCTTATTCTTTTATTTACTTTCTTTGTATGTTTGGCCACCTTTTTGCAACCTCTTTTCCAATTGTTATATGCAATTTTGAACTTGCAAGGCTGGTTCATTCCCTTGCATCGGTCTCTTTCCACACATTTTATACACGGATCAATCATTCATATGCTCCTTTCATAAAATCGTTCAAAACCTCTCTTTTCCATGATGGAGAATCTTCTTTCTTGCATTTTTCAGCTGTGTACGGCTCAGGAATCGACATCCAGGCATTTACAACACACCCCAAAGACGTGTATGTTATATGATTTGTAAATGGAACATAGAAATCTTCTTCGCCTTCTCTATGCACACCTAATTGTGGCTTTTGCCCCTCGTTTTTAAACGGCAAAAGAACTCGTGCCCCATTTTCTGTTTTTTTCTTTTCTAATGGTATCCATTCTAATATTTTAGGCTGCTCCTCAATCATCTTAATTACGTTTGTTCCTACGAGTAATCTTTCTTCGCATTCTTTGATAAGCCTTTTTTCGTCAATCATTATTTACTCACTTTCTTAAAAAAACAGTACAATTTATGCCGAATATCCCATTTTCTTTCGAATGTCTCTGCATGTTGTGTTCCAATCATTTCTAAACTTTTCGGCTTCCAAAGTGCTTTTAAACATTACAACCATTTTATCTTCAATTTCTCTAGTTAGCTTTTTAGGTTCTGCTCTTTCAGCTAATTCTTTATTTATTAAGTCTATTTTCTTTTTGCTGCGCGGAATTTTTTCCAATATAGGAATTGCTTCCGTTAATTCCTGCATAGAAAATCCACTTACTAAAGCATTTCTTAAACCTTCTGGAGTTTCATAAAACTTGCGTGCGACTTCGTTTTCTATTGAATTCCACATTTCTTTTGTTAATCCGTATGGCATTTTTCTCCTCCCTCTGAGCTCAGCCATTGTAATGCTTCTTTGTATTTTTCTGTATACAGTGAAAAATTTATTTCAAACAAACCCGACTGATAATCTTCCATAATTTGGTCTAAAAGCATTTTGACAGCTTCAATTTGAATTTCTTCTGTCTTTTCAAAGCCTTCACTGAATCTTTCGTAATTTGTCATGCATCCCTTTCCGGTGGCAAGCCTTAAATATCTTGCCACCTGTTTAATTTACGCCTCTTCCATTGTCATGAAGTCAGGTAAATCTGTCTCTTCTGCTTTGCTTACTTTCTTATCCTCAATTTCTACTTCTTCTGCTGGGATTTTCTCCACTTCTGCTTCTGACTCTACAGAAAATTCTTCCTTATTTGCTTCTGTTTCAACAATATTATTCACTTCTGCCACCACCATATCTTCATGAGAAACTTCCTCAGTTCTCGTGTCGGCCTCCTGCACAAATGCATCACCATGGGTATTAATAATCTGTTTTAAAGCCCTGTTAGTTACAGTTTTCTTTGCCATCTGGTCAGCAAATTTCGCATGTGTTGTATCCTGGCTATCTCCTTTATACCCATATCCCTGCTTCCAGGACTGTTCAATCTGTTTAAAATTCATTACTTCTAAATATTGGGTTCCGTCTTCCATTGTTACAACAGCGTATGCGCCTTTAATTTTGGTGTTATCAATATTCATGAAATCCTGATTGTGTTTTTCAAAGATTTTCTTTCCGTTTTCAATACGGTACTGAAAATCGTCTCCTTCATAGATAACCTCTGCATTAATCTCTTTAAGCCCATATCGTCTTGCAATGGTGATATTTCCAAAATATGAACGTTGAAAGTGGCATTTTTTGCCGTATGCAATGAAATATCCTTGCTTTTTCTGAACAGACAATCCCAGCGTAGCCATGTCCATTAAGGCATTGGCAATACTTGCCTGGCTACATGATTGTAACAATGGAACTTTGTTTTTATCCTCTGTTTCTTTGAGTACGAGATAAGCCCCCATCAATGCATTTGACACATTATAATCTGTTGGAAAGCTCATTCCATATTCGCATTTTTTGTTCAGCTGTTTTACGAGCCCGTCAATAAACGAATTATTCACTACCATTGCCGCCTGGTGTTCTTCTTTTGTTTGTACCACCTGATTCTTTTCTACTGTTTTTGCTGCTACCATAATTAATCCACCTTCCTAACTTCTTTTAATTTGTCTTTATATGAATAAACTTCCTTTTCAGGAACATTTATTTCCATAATTACCGCCATGCCTCCGTCGGGCTGTGCTTTCACAACATCTCCGACCTTAACGTCGTCATTGCATTTATATGTGTATTCCTTACCGACCACTGTATCGTTTTTGAGAAATCTAGTTTTTACAAACATCTTCTACCTCAACCACCTTTCCGTTAACCATTGTATACCAAATATTTTCTTTGATTTTCTCTCCGTCAACCCTTACCATTTCGGCTCCTTTTAATCTCCATTTATCCTGTTCCCAATAGCACTCCTCATCTCCTTCCCAATCTGCTAAAACAAGATATGCACCTTTAACACCCCTTGCTTTTCCGTGATATCCCCAGGCCACAGCAATACTTTCTGAATCTGTCGCTGACGATGCCCCTTTGTATCCTGTCGCTGACGATGCCCCGCAGTTTCCTGTCGCTGACGATGCCCCGTAGTCTCCTGTCGCTGACGATGCCCCTTTGTATCCTGTCGCTGACGATGCCCCGCAGTTTCCTGTCGCTGACGATGCCCCGCAGTTTCCTGTCGCTGACGATGCCCCGTAGTCT